AGGAGAAGGAGTCCAGATGTACAAGTATGAGATCTACCAGAATCAGAAGGACGGATTGTGGCAGTGGCGCATCGTCGATGACGAGGGCGTGGAGATTGCCCGGTCTCGGATCGCACACGATCACCCCGGCGACTGCCACATGGAGCTCATTGGCGTGAGGCAGATCGAGCAGAAGCCAGAGCGGATTCCCCATATATTCAAGAAGGGAAGGCGGTCCTATGTCGTCAAACGGCGACAGTCTAAGGAAGCTTGAGTAAAGGGCTTACGAAGAAATCGATACGAATACCAATTCTCAGGTCGCGAACTCGCGACAGAAGAAGAAGGCAGGAGTTACTCTGCTTTCTTTTTTACATTGTTTACGATTATTGACAACTCGTCGTAAAGTGCTATCGTGTATGATGCGAATACTTTATTCGGTATGAGCGGGACCAAATGGGAAACGGAAAGATAAGCGCCAAGCGGATATTACGTCCTCCGAAGGAAGGGGAGGTCAAGGGAATTCCCCCGTTCCGTACCTTCGTGACACCTACCGAATTCGCTGAGCATGTAAACGAGACGCGGAAAAGTATTACCAATAAGATGAAGAAAGGGCAGATCCGGACGGAGCCACATCCGACCAGCCTAACCCGTAGAGTAATACCTATTGGTGAACTTAGGCGGATACTGCTCACCAATACCGGTCCTAACATTCCATATATCGGGCGGGAGTACCCGCATCAATTTTACCTATTCTTTCTGTTTGCATCGCTGGGGCAGGACTACGATGCGGTGAAGAAAGATCTCAACCGCCTGGACCTGATAATCCCTCCTCAGCACGAATTGGAAGAGATGTACCAAGCGATATACCTGACAGCTCCCCCGATGGTCCAGAGGCGAATGCGGCTCGGCAGGGACCATGCCCTGTGCAGGGACTTCGATGGTTGGATCAAGTGGCTCGAGTTCAACGAGCTGTACGAGGATCTGTATGGCTACGTCCCGTACGCCGTCATGGGAGACACCGGGATGCGGTTCATGATAGAGATCATGTCCACCGCCAACTTCAAGCCATACGAGGCTGCAAACGCCATTGAGGAAGCAAGGGATCTGAGGATAGATCCGAGTGTCATTCGCAATTACGTGCTGATCTTCCACTACATCCGGCACCTCCGGAATGAAGACTGGGAAGCATATCTCGATGATATAGGTGCGAAGACCAGTACCAGCAAGGCTATGGTCAGAGGCAACTGCGTAGACAGTAAGCTCAATGTCTATAAAGAGTTAATGCTCAAGGGCAAGCTCAGCAAAATGGACGAACTGGACGATGCCTGGTACAAGTCCAAGTGGGCATACAACAAGTTGCTCGAACGCGACGACATTGAATATCTCTCCGCCAGCGTCCATCAGCTCCGAGGTATGAAGCTGGCTGACGATATGTTCAGGGCGCATGAGGATGCCAAGAGGAAGAGGGAGGAGGAAGCGAAAGCCAAGATTGATGAACGGAGGAAATTGGCTACCGGAGAAAAGCAAATGCCGGACGTACAGGAAGTTTCGGCGGAAGATAATGACAAAATGCTCGAGGATATTGTAGCGGAGGATGAGATTGAAGACCTCAAGTCAAGTGGTTAACTCGGCTTGCACGTCTCTGGAAACAGAGGAAGATAGCAGGCCACCGGCAGAAGTTACTGGCTCGGACCCTGCGGACGACGCCGACCTGGCGCAACTTAGGATGTTGCATTCCGAGTGGTGCGAGAAATATCTTGTTTTGAAGGGCCGAAAGTTCTCTTTGAATCAAAGAAAGTACTTACGGCCAATTTATGACCGACTTGCGGGTCGTCATCACCGTGTACTTCTTAAGGCTGGCCGTCAGGTCGAGAAGAGCACTACGCTCGCCAACAAGATCATTACTAACTGCTGCCGTAGAGCCAACTTCGCTGCCCTGTATGTAGGGCCACGGAGCAAGCAGGCCAGCCAGTTCAGCAACGACCGCGTCAGACCGGTTATAAGGTACTCGCCATACGTATCTACGTTCGTGGACAGGTCTTGTATTGATCAGGTTTTCGACAAGACGTTCAACAACGGGTCGAGCCAGTATTACCGCTCGGCGTACCTGACTCCGGACGCCTGTCGTGGTATTTCTGCCGACCAATTGAATATTGACGAGATTCAGGACATTTTGCCCGAGAATATTCCGGTAATTGAGGAATGTCTATCTCACTCCGATTATAAGATCTTCCTATACTCAGGCACACCAAAGACTTCTGATAATTCAATTGAGTTCTATTGGAGGTTAAGTACGCAGCGAGAATGGATGGTAAAATGCCGACATTGTGCCAATTGGAACTATTTGGACGAGAATTCAATTGGCGATAAGACGCTAATTTGCAAGAAATGCAGAAAAGTGATTTATCCGACCGATGGAGAGTGGGTAATTTTCAACAAAAAGGGAACTTGGGAAGGGTATCGCATTTCCCAGCTCATGGTTCCGTGGGTCAAGATCCATGATCCGACCGGGGCAGAAGAATCGGTCATCGATAAGAGGAACCGGTATTCAGGAGCCCGCTTTCACAACGAAGTGCTGGGTCTTTCCTACGACCTCGGCCAGAAGCCCCTCACAGAGGCTGAGGTTCGCGCCTGCTGCGATTTGAAGCATCCAACCACCCGACAGGCCTGCGGCAATATCACGACGCCTGAGCCGTGGATTAAGACCTTCCCATGCTTTGCCGGTATCGACTGGGGCACAGGCGTGGGAGAGGTGGCCGCGTACACGATCTTGACCATTGGGGCCTTCTTGCATCCCAACAGGTTCAGCATATTCTTCTGCAAGCGGTTCGAGGGGCCTGAAGCCAACTTGGCTTTGCAGCCCAGACTGATCAGCCAAATTTGCAGTCAGTATAATGTCCAGCTTATTGGATCTGACTGGGGCTTTGGTGCCGCTCAGAATGCCATTCTCAGAGAGACGTGGGGAGTCCAGCGGGTAATGGAATTCCAATATGTCTCCCAGCAAAGAAGGCCCATCAAGTACGACAAAGAGACATTTAGATACATTGTCGCGCGCACTCAAGTGATGACCGAATTCTTCCGCCGAATTCAGAAGAAGGAATTCGCCTTTTTCAATTGGGATGAATTCGAGGTATTTGGGCGGGACGTACTGAATATCAACGTGGAATATAACGACGCCCGGCAGCTAATTACATATAGCCACGCCCCGGACAAACCGGACGATGTGGCGCATTCCATAATTTATGCTGATTTGGCAGCTGGATTCTATTTTGGACGATACAGGTAAAATGGCCAAAGTGTATCGATCCACTAAAACCGTCATGGTTGAAGGCGTGAGGATCTTCGTCGGCGACACATTGAAAATCATTGACGGGTGCCTATACATAATCACGGCAAAGAAACCGTATCGATTTGGGCTAGATCCAAACAAGGAGTTTCCATACGGCAACTGGAAAAAGATGCTGGAAGAGATCGATGAGACGCCTGAAAATAATCAAGACGATGGCAAATCCGACGGGAGTTCTGAATGAAGATCAGATTGACGCGGTATCAGCGGATCAACGCCAAATGGATCGGAGAGTTCCGCTGTTGGACGAAACCAAAACAGTTGATGGACAACGACTACATTTACAAAAACGGAGTCAATGGGAAAAGCCACGTTCTTCCCCACTACCTTGGAGCCGCTGCGGAAATTGCCTATGCCCGCATGAAGGGCGTGGCCGTAGATACGAGTGCCAGGCCTTTCGGGGATAAGGAAGATTTCAGCCGAGTCGAAGTGAAAGCCGCATGCTGGCAAGGCGATGACATTCACCTGAAGATTTCGGTCAAGGAGTGGAATTTCAAGAAGCCGGGGAGATACGTGCTCTGTCGCGTGCCGGATGTTCAAGACCCGGAGAAATTCGTCGATGAGTGCTTGTGGGTGGAAGTGCTTGGAGAAATAACACGAAAGAAGTTCGACGAGATGAAGACGCAGCGCAATTGCGGGAACCGTGACAATTACATCGTTGGGACTGAGCATCTGTCCCCGGTCGAGTTCAACCAATCTCCACAGAACATGCTTCGTGAAGCCGACTATGCCTGGATGACTGGTGGGGGATACGGATCGGAAGAACATAGAAGATTCAAAGAAATGCTTGCTCAGTCCAAGGCGGAATCGTAGACTATAAAGTAACCCTTGAAAAACGAAAGGAGGTGAGGAAATTGGAGAAGCGGAGACCCAGAGTCCGTGATCACGTGATTTATCACGATGAGCATGGCAACCCGCACGACGCACTGGTCACTTGTGTGTTCGACCAGCACGAGGACGTGCTGGATGCGGAAGGGAATCTCGTCGAGGAGGACGGCCATTATGTTACCCGGCCAAAGTCCGCCGAAGACGATTTGACCGACCTGCCGTGCCTCAACATCGTGTATGTCACTGATGACGAGGCGAGGGACGACTCCTACGGACGCCAGATTGTGCGAGAAACGTCACAGGTGCATAGGTTGAATATGCCCACGCACGGTCACTACTGGCGGTTTCCGTGGGAAGAGCCAAACCCGGTGGCTGTCCCGTCAGAGACGTAGCCGGTGAAGGCAGGCCGGACGGGAACCGAGTAGGAACCTGAAAGACTGCTGACCGACGCGATAGCTAAAAGAGAGGGTTCAATCCCTCTCCATGGTTTGATTTTCGTCTGTCGAACACGGTGCTACGGTCTTGATTTTCACATTGTCAATCTCTGTGCGGAAGAGATGCAGCGCCATCCGTCCTAGAATTTCGTTTACTGTCCCGATGAAATAACATCGAACTTCGTGAGAATCCACGGAGTAGACTTCTCTTTCGCCAGCCTTTCTGCCCAAATCAAAGCCTCGCTTAAAGATTTCCACTGGCGTGGCATCCTCCTCGCGTGAAGGCATCCACTCGTCTGCTACGTCATAGAGTTCAAAGCCCCTCATATCTACGTCCACAGCCGCTAGAAATTGATCTAGCTCAGGGTGCGCTTTCGGCGCATCATTATTCATCATAAATCTCCTTTCCGCGAAAAGTTTCCCATATTCTCCTTATACCGTAAAAGAGAGGTGGCGGTCCCTCTCAGTACTGACGGATGTTCCTCCTTATTTTTCTTCCCCATCTTCTGTGGGATTTTCATTCCTAACTCCTCATCTCTTCCACCATGGCACGACGCTCGTGCTCAAGTTTTTTCTGGTCGATACCCAGGTACTCCATGATGAGGTCTTCGGGCTTGTCGAAACAGATGCTGGGGTGGTTGTCGTCGGGCGACTCCCAGAAGTAAAGCTCGATGGGCTTATCGCGCTCTTCGGTGAGCCATTCCATGAATTGTCTCAGGATACCTACGTCTGGGCTGCGGAGTTTTTCGGATTCAGGATACTTGGCCATCTATGGTCTCCTCATTTCCAATCGTCATCTTCATCGTTCTCGAGCATCGCGAAGCCATCGTCGAGCATGTCGCCAACATTCTTTCCCATTTCATCCTCGACAACTTCTTCGAGTTTGTCCAGGTAGCTTTGCTTGCATTCCTGGGAGCAGAAGTATAGCCTGGCCTGGCCCTCATTAAGCACAAGGAAGACGTATTGGCGCGGCACCAAATCAACCTTGCGCTCGCATTCGGGACAGGTGCGCATTGAAGACCTTTTTGCATTCTCGCGATCCCACTTCTCATCTTCGGATTTTTGTCTGCTGGTTGCCATGGCTTAATCTACTTTTTCCTTCTCGGAGGAATACGTCCTCTCATTGTATCTGGCATCAAGGTGCAGCATGTTTTTTGATCTTGGCTGCGAGACGGCTCCCGAGATCGATGGACGCCCCAACACTTATCGAGATTTGTACGTGATAGAATCCGATCACATCCAGATAGACCAGCCAGCGTGTATCCCCGGTCCACGCGGGCCACGTGAAGTGAATCTTCATTTTGTAGTTGCCGAAGCCAAACTCTTCAAGACGTAACATTGTGTTCCTCGTACGACACTCCGTCGAGAGCCGCACGCAGGAAGATTTGGACCATGTCTTCTCCGCTACTGTCAAGGTGAACGCTGATCCCATAGAACCCCATTCTGTGAGGGAAGCATCCCACTTTCCATATCCTGCGGCAGAAGAGCATGGGTAAGGGCAATTGTGTGCCCCACGAAACGCCTATTTCTCTGACTGAAACTCCCGCTGGGAAGATCCAGTTCAAGACGTGCTGGGGCATTACTCAACCCACACTACATGAGCCCGTTCTACCATCGCGGGCAAGTCCACTAATGCGTCAATGCAATGGTGCTTGCCAAAACGGATCGAATCCTCATAGGCAACCTGGATGAATCCGGGACCGCCCTCCAATTGTCGGGCATACTCACGCTGTGGCAACTTCTCCGTGTTCACCACGAAGACTGCGTCTACATCAATGCCGCTTCCATCAGCCTGTTCGGTAACGACAACTATCATGTCAATCTCCTTGGTGTACGGGCTGCTCTATCTTGACGGTGCCCACGCCATCGCGGATAGCTCGCGCGCAAAGCTGGATGATGGCCCAGTGGAGTTTGGTTCTGTGCGAGATCACTTCGCCGATCCCGCTGTACTCGACGTAAGAATCGCTGAAGGTCTCCCAGCCATTCTCCTGGAGCCATATGTTCCATTCGAATTGGCTGGAGAGATCTGGTGGGTACAGATCCTCTTTTACGTCGTGATCCTCGAACATCTCCTTGAATCTCGTTTTCGCCTTCTCTTCTGACCAGTCATAAGGGAGTTTGCCCAATTCGCTGGCCACGCATTTTGAGTGGAAGTAGTGGAGGCTGATTTCCCTGAAGAATCCTAGCTGTAGGCTTGTTCCCCACCAGTATGTGGCGCTGCCCAAGTCGCCGCCCACGTAGACCATTCCACGGTCACACAGGAAGTCAACCAGGTTGATCGAGCTTCCGTCTGGATTTCTGAATTTGACTGCCCAGGCCTCGCGCTCGAAGAGTTTCAGTTCGTGGTAATCGACTGTGTAGTCTTTGAATTGGGCGAATAGTTCATCGTTTTCACCATGGGAAGCCATCTTTACCCTCCAGTTTATCCATCATTGTCGCTTGGAGCTCCTGGCCCGCTGTGACAGATAGCATGCAAACGCATGCGTAGAATCCAATTCTGAGTGTCCACATTCCTATACGGATGACAGGAGCTCGTGGCTGGCCGAATAACATCGGTCGAGCGATTAGACCACGACCATGTGGCCTGTAGCCAATAGGGAATCTGTATCCGAACCAGACGTTGTGGCTCATTCCTCTTCCTTTTTTGGAAACCGTTTGGCGAGTGAGTATAGATCGTCTTTTTCCGAATACACCTTGCAATCCTGCCAGAGCAGGTCGATCATGATTTCATCGAACCGGACAACTACTCCACCGTCTTCGGCGGCGTAAAGCTTTGACTGGGGGACGCTCAGTTCGCCGTTTTGCTTTGCTATGAGTTCGCCGACTTCTGTCAGGCTTTCCTCCCAATAGTCCATGCCGTCGTCTTTGATTTCACCCTTGAGCCAATCGGCGACCAATACTCTGTAGCTTACGTTTCGACTTCCCTTCACCTCGACAATTACATCGGGGTCTTGCAAGTACGGCAGATTCTTGCGCTCGATGATGTTCCAGTGGTTGAATTGTTGCCATACAATCCAATTGGCAATGCTCATGCCGCATGTTTGCAGAGGGATCATTGTGAGATATGCATCTCTTAGGTTTGCGTACGAATCATTCCTGGGCGAGGCGGGATCGCGCACATACTGATCGTAGAACCACATCCCGAATTTGGGCTCTTTTGAGCATTCGAATATTTTCCATGGCAAGAGAATGAGCATTTGGATGGCCTCCCACATATGGCCATCATGGTATGCATGAATCCACCAATCTTGGTTGCCATTCTCTCCTTTTACTAGAATCGTTCCGTGTGTCACAACTTCTCCTTTACAATGATAGACTACATCATACTACAATCTTATACCGCATTACTTGCGGAGGATCTTTGTCCCCAAAAGAACATCAAGTTCGTCCTGGGCTGAAACCGATATGAAGATAGCGACTGCATAGAATCCTACCCTCGCGGCAAAAACTCCGCCAGCGCTGAAGCCGGGATAGGGAAACTGGCCAAAGAGCATCGGATGGGCAACCGGCAAATGAGTATAGAATTCAGTGTATCCAACTGGAAATATAGTTACGATTCGTTCACCGAGATTTATGTGCTTCTGAAAACGATCAGTCATAGGTCGTCGAAGCTCGGTATCAGATGATGCAGGACTCGGTCCTCGACCTGACTTCCGGACACGTGATACATCCTGTAGAATCCCAGGAAGTACTCCCATGGCGATACCGCTATGTCCGTGTCGCTGGTGAGACGGATGTAGAAGTGATTCTCAGTAGACCATTTTTTCTTCGCTGTTGCGTTCCAGTACATCCCTTTGTAGCAGTCGTGTGCATTCATCCCAACACTCGCCTCCAGTGGAAATAGGTTGCATTCCATACGATTTCCGCCACGCGCTCTGACATGATTTCGACCCGGTAGAATCCAATGTAAATATACTCTGGGGCGAATGTAATACGATCAGGGCTGGCGGGGCCGAATCGGATTTTCACCTCAATATCCGGTTTCTCGTCTTTTCCATAGAGGTGTTGCTGTTGGATCATCATAACGGCTTTACCAGCGTTCCGTGCTTGCTCACCGTTTCGTGGACTCGTGGATTTTTTTCCTTCGTCGCTCTTTCGAGCAGGAAGACAATGAACTCTTGATCGGTATCGGACACATTTTGAGTCCAGGCGAGATAGAATCCCATTTTCATAATGGGAGGGAACATCATAAACGACCCGCCACAAGTTAGGCGCATCTCCAATGTCGTACCAGACCACTTTTCCCATCCATGTTTTTCAGCGTTGTATCTACTGATCTCAATCACTTTCGCTCTCCGTGGTGGAATTCGCAGTAGCAGTCAAGTTCATAATTGTAGTCACCTGGCCTGATGATGCTCACCGTTCTGTAGAATCCGACGAGCACGGCTGGCGGTATCGAGTGGTGTGTACAGCCGCAGGGCAGTTGAGTACCGATAGCTAGTTGCTCGCCGCGCATGTGACTGGCCATGACCATGCAGCCTTGTTTCAAGCAGTCGGGCGGGATCGCCTTCTGCAGATCGAATAGTACGTCGAATCCGTGAGATATGAAGTCTTCTTGAATACGTTCACTTGCAGGAAATGAGATTCGGTAGAATCCCATCGTTACTTCGTCTGGCCACATGCTCATTTCGCCGGACACCGGCACTTGAATTTCGAGCTGAAAGTGCCCAATCTTGGGACTCTCACCCGGACCGCGCATTCTCAGCCCCGCGTATTTCGATGCCTTCATCGCATTGCAGCCTTTGATCTTGCCCAGCATCCTGGAGTACAAACCGAACTGGGTAAGCTGAGTCATTCTGACCTCGGCCCTGTAGATGCCCATGTTCCGGACAAGCGCGGTTCCCGTTATGAGGCGCGAGCCGAAGAACTTTATGTTTGTGGCGGTATTTTCGATCTCAAGTAGTTTCATGGATAACGACCTCCTTGACCTCCTTATACCTAAAAAAGGGCGCTAAGGCCCTTTTGTATTATTTCTTTTTTTTCGGGGTCTTGGCCCGTTGCTTTCGGATCTTGGCGAAGCGTCTGCGCATCTCCTTGTCTGTTTCCAGGCGGGTGCCGTGGAGCTCGTACCAGGAACCATCGTAATCGCCTTCGTGGACAAGCCGGATCTCTTTCCACCCTTTGGTGGCGGCATCCATATGGAGTTTGGTGATATTCTCCAGAACGTCTTTAACGGGGCCCTGGAGGTCACCATCGATACCGTATTTGTCGATACGGTCCCGGACCCGCATCCGCTTGATCTTGTTTTTGTCAGCTTCTACAGCGGGTCGAACGCTCATCGCGAGTATTGGACGTTCGATGCCGTCCAGTCAGGCTTCCACTCCCAGTTGTCGTTGAACATCTGGTCGAATTCCCACGAGGAGATGGCGATCTCTGTCTCGTCCGTCATCTCGAGAATGGAAATGACGCGCCTGTAATCCGCAATGTGGCTGACCGGCTTTGGGAAGTGAGCGAGCTTTTTCCAGGGAGCGCTGCCCAGCTTCCCGCTCTTGGCCCTCTTGGCGATGGCCGCAGCCTCCTTGCCGATCTTGCGGTGCCATCCCTTCATGGCCTTCATGTGTTCCGATTCGTGCTTTTTGGCGTTTGCCTTAATCTTGGCAAGCAACTTCTTGACGGGAACTTTCGCGTTGATTTCCATCTATACTCCTTTCCGGGACTGAGAATACCGGCGACCCATCTCTTCGGCCTCGCGCCGAATCTCGGACTCGCTCTTCGCATAAAACACGTGTCCGGCTTCGCACGCGAACTGGTGTACTGGCTCGTCGAAGCAAATGCGAGCGATCTCAACTGTATCCGATCCCTTCAAATCGGATTGGCAGACGAACAGATCGGATTCGACCAGGTTTACGGACTTTCTACAAAGTGGGCAAATCATTGGTTGGTTCTCCGCATCTGGAACGATCTCGATGTTCAACCCCGTTCGGGCTGCAATCTTTTCCCCTTCGCTCGCCGCCGACTCCGCGATGCGCACCTTGTCCCTTCCGGCAATCGGCTCACAGCAGTTGGAGCAGTGCGCCGGAGACTCATTGGTGATCGGCACCGTGAACCTGTCTTGAATCTGTTCGAACGTAACCGGCTCGATCTTGTGGCCTTCTTCTTTAGCGTCTTCCGCGCAAGGCGCACAGAGCAACACGTCATTGTCCACGCGCCTAAATGCCCGCCAATACGCGACTTTCTCCCGTTTATTCATTTCTCGCCCTCCCTTGGAATGAGCCCGACTTTTAAGCAAGCGGTGAATATCGGTTATCTCCACGGGTAGAGTGCATGGTACAATCTCCGCCAGTAACTGGCACCCTTTTCGTTGGCTCGTGGCAAACACCGGAAACAAAACCAGAATCCCGCGATCTGGCGTTCCGTTTCGCGCCTTTCGCAATAATAGCATTTCATCGGCTTGTTCCGATTTCTTGCATATCTAGCTCCTACTCCTTCTCAGGGGTTAGAATATTGACTATCGCATTGGATACCATCTTGTGGCCCCGCTGATCCAGAACAATGACGGATATGTAGAAAGACAGGCTATAGAGTTTGGCGAGTGACCAGATTGAGGTCCATTCTCTTCGCGCGAAATAATGGGTTTCCATGTGATAGTAGGGCCTGTTAAACAGGATTAGTGGGAAAGTCGTCGCTTCGTTTATGAACATCTTTGCCTATCCTGTCGATTTTCATTTGGGCTGCCGCCCGCCCCAGTTCCCAGTTTCCCAGGATAGCGTCGGCATGCTCTTTGGGGAGCAGTTTGATGGTCTCACGCATGAGCCTGTCATTCGAGTCGATGATGTTTTTTGCGTAATCGCGATTATGCTCGATCACGTGTCTGGCCCACCGTCGGTATCGCATAGCCATGACGATCATGAAGACGCTCTGCACGATCAGCGCGAAAGAACAGAAGACCAGAGGCAGTAGTAGAGGCATCATCCACCACCTTTCTCCTTCTGAAGTAAAAAACCCGCCATGGATGACGGGTTAGTTGTATCAAGAACCGCTCACTCTTTCCAGGGCCATTTCGTTCTCCAGCTCCTTGATCGTTGTTTTAGGCTGATCCAGGGATTCCAGGCGCAGATTCGCATTCTGGACCGCCCAGTTCAAATTAGCCAGGGATGTGTTGAATGGCCGATAATTCGACAAGCCATATACTCTTCCATTGCTGATGCAGTGAATTATCACTACGTCATCTTTCTCGACGCCGTCGAATGATTTGATCGCGCGGAACTGAAGTTTGGTGTTCAGCATCGCCTCCTCCTCTTGTGCAAAAGGTAACCCCCACTAAACCTTCCTGTTATTAGACTTATACCGGAAAAGGAAAGCCAAAATAGAGGCTCGGGAAAGCCTCTACTTAGATATATGCCACAGGTTTGGGCATTCGATACATCCGAGGGAGCTCGAATCTGACAGAGTGGAATCTCAGGTGGATCAAATAGGTATGCAGGAAATCCCATTCAAGAAATGGGTACAGCGGGTGAACCCAGATAACATTTCCGCGCTCCTTATTGCTGTAATCAATTTTCACTATGTTCTGAATGAGGATTGCGCCCCCCCCCATGCTTCGTTGGTTGTGGACCAGGAGCAGAATCTTCTTGCGGCCCGTGGACATTCTGATGTACCCGTGCTCCCAGTCATCTTTATCGCCCCAGGGCCTGCCCGTCACATAGCTTCCGTATTGAAGTTTGATCCTGATCTGCTCTATATGGCACCTGTGTAGGGCGAGGACCAGATGGCGAAAAACTCCAGATGGGGTATACCATTCCCATTGCGTTTTCTCGTCTAAAACTACCGAAAGTTTGGGTGTAGCCACTGTGATCTGTCGTCCTTTAGCATTGGCCATTCGTTTTTCCAGTCATCGATGACTCCGTGGGTTCCTTTTCTGGCTATGGCTTGCGTGACGTAGTGGAAGTTCATCGGGATGCCTAAATACTCGAAGGTGTTGTCCCGCGTCCAGGTTACCTCTACAACGCTCCTGGTCTCCTGATCGACGCACCACGCATGGTGGACGGGGATCAATCCACAGGCGTAACCCTCACAATAAACGAGATTCCAATGGTCGCCTGCCGCCTGGTACGCATTGGCGAAGCACTCTTTTGGCGCTCCTCGCTCGTATTGCTCAGGCAGATCAGTCGCATCGAACGAAATCCCATGCTGAAGGATGAAGTCGCTCCATCCGAAGTAATGTCCGATTTTCGGGAAGTTGCCGGTCTTCAGATGATTGACCTGCATCTCCAGGAATTCTTTGATTCCAGTGCAGGCTTCACTTTCCGGCATGTTCCCATCCCTTGAGATACCCTTTGAGAAGATCAGCCAGATCTTCCAACTTATCGACAATGGGGATCTCCGGAGCGAACAATTCGGTCTGAATCCTTACGTCTTCTCCCCGCGTGTATCCTGGCTCGATTCCGATAAAGATGGGAATACGCACTTTCGCCTGCCTGGAAATCTTTGCGCCCGCCAGACAAGCCCCAAGTTCAAAAAGAACAATCGGTTGAATGGTGTCGTTGGTGAACCAGAAAATATAGGCGTCTGCGTTATTCCATAGGGCGTTGAATTCCCACGTGATTTGCTCCCTGGCAGCGCTGGGATCATTTACGTCGAACTTGTCCCGCCTCGGATTGAGTAGAATGCCCTGCTTCGTGTTCTCCATGAGTTGGCGGAAATCTTGCTGCCAGTTCTTGCATCCTGTGATGCCTCCGCACATAAAAACATACGGACCGTATGTATGGTCATACCCGATTGTCTCCGGGCATACGATGTGCTTCATGCGATTCTCCTATTATTCACCGGGCGTGCATTTCAAGCCATTCGTCTCGGTCCTTATGGTAAACCTCTATGTATCCCGAATCCTCGTTAAATATATTCAGGCCGTCAGGAGGATTGATAATCCTTCGGCTGTCCTCTTCTGGCATGATTCCAATGTCTGGTGCAACCGAATTCTCTTCCGATGCCTGAAGACAGTACAGGAATCCATGTTCGAGCTCTGCGATGATTAGAAATGGCTGCGCGTCGATCAAGTTCCTTCCCATGAAGTCCCCGCCCCGCATAGATCCTTTCATTTTGGCTTCCTCGCCAAGGCGTATCCATCAGTCGTCATCTCCGTGAATCCGTGCTTGCGATACCATTTGTCCAGATCCTCAGCCTTGGGGCCTGAGTCTACTGGGGTGGAATCATATGTAGTTGGAGAGGGACATGTCTCCAGTGTGACGCCGTGCTTGTCGGCCAGATCCGTGATGATCTTGAGCAGTTTGGTGCCCTTACCCTCGCCCTGCGTGAAAGCCATGATGAAGACGAGCAGCATTATATTCGGCTCTTTGGTCCGAGCCACGCTGGCGAATCCTAGGTCTTGATATGTTCTGTAGACCGGGAATTTGTGCTGCGTGGTGATTGAGCGCCACTCTTTTTCCATATCCTTCCCAGGATCAGACGAGATCGAAGTCGCCATTCATTGCTCCCCCGACTTTATGCAGTAGATCCAGGGCCTCTTGGACGTGCTTTTCTTGCGTGGCCCTGGATTCTTTTATGACGCCCACGGCTTCGACTGGATCTTTTACCAGGGTGACTTTCCCTTCTTCAAGCGCTTTTATGTTCCGCTTGATCCACTCTGGATCTGGCTCCATGAGTTGATCTTCCTTGCACTTCCGTAGCAAGTGCTCGAATGTCACGATGGCCCGGACAATATGCTCTTCCCGGATCAGGTTCCCGGCGTCGAGAACGCCGCCAACAGTCTTGGCCTCGTCCTCGGTCGGATTGATGATTCCGATATGATTGCTGGCCCGCTTGATGATTTGGCTTTCTTCACGGCTGAGTTGAACTACGAGACTTAACAACATGCCCAGTCTCCTTGTGCCTGTCTATCAGGATGACCCTGTAGAATCCTATGTCCGACAGAATATAATGGTAGCGCCCTTTAATAGTCCTCCCATCCGGTGAATGGGCTGAAACATAAGCGATTATGTTTCGAAGTTTTGTATCTTGGCCCGAGCAGATCTCGCATTTTCCTCCATAGTTGTTAGAGAAAAAGATTTCGTGTAGAGCGACTGGCTGCTGCATGTAGCAAGCCGTACATACAAGGACAGACTCTGCTCTGGTGACTACGCCTGTGAAGATAATCATTCACTCGCGACTCCTTAAAAAAGAAAACGCTGCATCAACCAGGCATCTAGCCAGTTCCTGAATTCGGGTGTAATCTCGACCACCATCGTGGGGAACGTTAGTTAAAATCGAAATCTCCCGTGCCCGTTCTAGTCAGGGACTAGGATGCAGCGAATTCGGTAGACAGGGACGAAGGCGGATGAGTTCTGCCACGAGACTGGAAAAATCTCCTGGTCATCTGCACCCCCTTTTCAGCACGCATATCCTAGGAAGTATGTGTACTGCCTGTCTATTACTCTTGCACTTGAGTAGACAGGGACGGAGATGGGCGGTAACGCCACGAGACTGGAAAAATCTCGGGCCACCCACCTCCTTTTCAGCCCACACATCCCGCTTTGCGCACCTACGACCGCTATCTTTCGATAGGATAGGCACACGGGAAGAATGCGCTCTGCCTGCCTTAAATCGGCTCCATGATTAGCTGCAGCATTGCCTGTCGCGCCTACGCCATGCGACCGGAAAAATCACATGGCGCAGGACTTGCCAGACCGCACACGCATTGGAGGCGGGTGGAGCCGACGCCGTTACTTATCTTATACCCGATTTGTCAGGGCTTCAAGATCACCGAACTCTTTCACGAGCGCCGCGAACTTCTTGTCATAATACCACTGGTTCTTGATCTTGTGGCGGTACGATTTCCCCCGAAGTTCGTTGTAGTAGTTCAGCGTAGCCGTGATCGTCGTCTTCCGAGTGATCACGTCCGACTGCGGGCTGAACCATTCAGGATGGGTGGACCCCAGCTTTTTGGCAAGAGCCATCCTCCTGTTCTGTCCGTACGTGCTCTTGCGAGCGCGCTTCACCTCTCGCTGGGTGACAGCCAGCTCCTTGATCCTGGCCTTCACCTTCCGCCTGGCCTCGCGCCAGATCATCTTCGCTTCAACAGTAGTCATGGTAGTCATACCTCTTTTCCTGGTAGAAAGAAACGAAACAGTTCTAACCAGAAGCGAGGTGGTCCACGTGCCTATCCGTAGTCCATCTTATCTGAGCTCCTCTGTGGGGATTTCGACTGAGTAGATTCCCGGCTTTCCCTCCGTCAAAGGACACCAGTCAGGGAATCCATCGAGCGGACTCTTCAGTCCTTTTTTTCGAGCTTTGTTCATGTCGCTTTCGCTGGCGATAAGGCTATCAGGATACGGCACACCTGCATGCCAGCAGTAATAAGCGTTTCCTTTATTAGTGCCCTCACCAGACTCGAAATGTTGGAATGGGCAATCGTAACACCCATTGACCTCGATCTGGATCTTTCTGCTCATTTCCCATTGCCTTTCCAAAGAGGATACTTGGACAGGGATTTCCGCACCGATCCGTTCACCGGCTCAGTGGCAAGGGCCGTGGCCTGATTGCCAATGTCCGGCTCGCGGAACAGCACGGTACGGATACCCTGACGTTCGAGTCGATCATGAGCCCGCATGAGCTTCTGCTCAGAATCGACACGGCAAACAACTACGGAGTCTATTGATTCGCGCTGCGGGGCAAGATGCCGTCCGGACTCGTGGGCGGCGTGGACTGCTTGGACTATCTGTTGCTCGAGAGGTAAATCAGTACGGACCAGCACATAAAAATGCTTGTGGATCTATGGATCATTCATGATGTTTCTCCTGCTGCTGTTCAGGCCTTGATCATCGCCCGACTAGCTACGCTCCTACAACGCAGTTAGAATCGGAGAAGCCTGAGTCCTCGTTGTGTAGACCACCGACCCATTGCCGGTGAGCCAATAAGTCGTGCGCACCTATCTTGTACCTGGTGCCTTACAATCTGTCAACCATCTATTTGAGAATCTCTATTCCCAGTACGTTTCCGTACCTATCCACATCGGCATTGACAACCTCGTCTATAGTTTGGGTTTCCGCTATTTTGCCTTCCTTGATGCGAATATAGGATGCTCCAGTCTCCAGATCAACGGTGATCTTCAATTCCCTTTTTTTATGTTTCTTCTTTTTCGCGGCCATCGATCACCTCCGTTGGCTGGGCGAGATTGACCTCGCTCCCCTTTTCGTCATCTGCCATTTTGAACAGGCACTGCACGAGCCTTCTTGGGCAGCCGTGTCTTTCCAGGAAGTTCTGGCAGTCTGTTTCGGTAGAGGCCCAAAGCTCTTTGTCAAATCCCTCTTTTTGATGGTTTGATTCACGTCCGAACTCCCGGCTTCCCGTTAAACCACGGCTTTTTCCCGAAAGCTACCCAGCGTTTCGCGGCTTCGACCGCCGACTGCTTTTTCCAATCCGCGCCATACCAGGCTTCTTTTCCCTTATTATTATAGGTCCGTAGTCCCCACGCTCGGGCACTCTTGACGCTTTTGTACAGTTCGGCAGAGCGGTCTGTCCACGGTGCCGAAATGCCCGCTCCATGATGAAAAAGGAGAACTACCAGGGCTTTTCCCTCGAAGATTTCTGTGATTTCACGGGATTTCCCGAATGCCTTCTCCGCCTTGTTCAGTTTCCCGTCGGCTTTTCGCAATGCTTCTCTGGCCTTCTTGTACTCAGCCTCAACCCTTTTTCGATTTTTGAACAATTTGACTGCTTGGGCATTAGTCATCTGCGCGGTCCACCTCCACATCCTCCATCTCCAATGTGTTTCCTGTACCATTTGGCAAAGGATTCGTAATTGACCCAGTGAACATACTCATGTTTGCATTCAGGGCACAGGGTCTCTCCTGGTCCTGTCAGTTTCTTATACCCGATAATCTTGTATGGGTCAGCCTTGTCAAAGACGGGAAGCAGACGATACCCGGACCAAGTAAATTTGCATTTGTAGCACTGATATTTACAGGTGGGCAGTTCCTTGTGCTTCTTCTTCCTTTTCGCCATGGAGATCATTTGCGGGCGGCTTGGATGAATTCGTAGTCTTCTCGCCTCAACTCGATGCTCGCCCGGTTGCCCTCATGTAAAGTTGGCATCGGGCCAATACGCTGCAGGGCTTCCCGTTTCTGGTCCAGGTCGTCGGTGATGGCTTTCAGGATATGTGGTTGGATGACCACAGGACACGTGAGACTTTCCAGGTGGTCCTCACCATCGCCCTGCCAGGACCAGTAGTTTCCCGCCTCAGCGTCGATACGTGCCCTGAGAGTGCCCACCGTTAGGGCCAGAGCATCCCGCTCGTTTTCGATCTTCTTGACCTTGCAGTCTGCACAGATGCCACCGCCGTTCACCTCGTCCACCCAGTAGAAAGTCTCGTCGTGTGATAGGCGTTTGTTGCAGTGTATGCATTTTCCGCTACCCATTTTGAGGCCCCTTTAGTGGAATATTCGCGATGGCTTCGCGGGCAAGACGCTCAATGACCGGCAACCAGTCACTTCGTGGATCGCCCTCAGTACACCGGATAATAATTGCGTCCAACTTGTTCCATATCTCGGTCAGTTGGTCAATTTTGTATTCCTTCACTGGAATCTTCGCAGAGCGCTCCACATGCCGTTCGACCATCACGTCTGTCGTTCTAATGGCCTCCATCGCCATCGATAGGTTCGTCATCGCATTATCGAATTCTTCTTCCCGCTTTCCAGTTCTGTGTCCGTAAGGGAGGGGAAAGAAATCCATTGGCCGATATTTGGTTCGGTCGATCAGAATGTAGTCGATAGGACGATCTCCGTCTGGATCTGCGCCCCACTTTGCTTCGATCAGAGCATATATGACTGCGTGAAACTGCTCCATGTCCTCGTCAGTAACAGGTGCCCATCCACCGTCGGATTCGCGGCGTTCCTTCAGGAACGTCTTGATCCTTTGTGATAATTCTTCAGGGATCTTCATCTTATTCTCCTTCGCCAGACCACACGTGTTTCATTTCATCAACGCCGGTCGGTCCTCGGAACAGACTTCCGAGCGACCCTCTCAAAAGCCCTTTTGCCTTCAGGATCGCCGCCATATCATCTTGAGTCGGCATGGACCACAGATAGGCACGATCCCTCATTCTGTCGTAAGCCATGTACAAGGTCATCGGATCTCCCATCCCGGTCGTTCGCTTAGTTTGAGGTAGCTGGACGGATACCAACCAGGGACCGGAGATACGTCAACACCAGCATCCGGATCATACGTATGACCGTCCCACAGTATTATCCAGTGTGAGATACTCTGCCCCTTCTGACGGAGCCGCACTACACACGTCTCCGGCAACAAGCTGACCATGCGCTTGCGCCAGGATGTGTTATTGGCCCCCACTATCAGGCTCTTCCGGAGACTGGGCTTCAGCACAACCAGGTCATCGACGACAAACCTCTCTTCCAGGGCTGTCTTCACGCGGCGCGTGTTCGTCAATCCCTTCTTTCCGCACCACCCCGTGGCCGTCTCGATAGTAACTCCACACGCAGTTGCGACCACGGCCTGGCCGCACAGGGAGCTCCCTTCTGGTTGACGGACCATTGTCAACATTTTCACAGGTTCTTCTCGATGTAGTTGGCGATCTGATTGAATCTGCTCCCTGCATCGTTCATATTTGCAAGCACAGTGGCCTCATCGTTTGTCAACCCAGCCCATTCCGTGACGATCTTGGGTGGCATCGTGTCGCGCTTCCCGTAGACTAAGATTCCTGGCCATATGTCGCCTTTTTTGCGATCTCGCTCCGTCCAGTGCCCACCGGTCTGTTCGGCGTGGATATTGCAGAGGACTCCGAGACAGCAGAACGAACACTTTCCAGTCTTGGTTTCCTTGCACAGAACATCTTTGGTTTGGGAGTACTGGCCGCTTCTCAGCCCCTTCAGCCATTTCCTTTTGATCTTGGGGTTCATTTTGCTCGTTGCCATTCCCATTTCTCCAACTTGGTGTTGGCCTTCAAGTACAGCGGATGCTTGGGGTGCCCATCCTTGGTGAGGCCAAGGTGGTAACACTCGTAGCCCTGCAGGAGCTCGAGCACTTGCTTGTCCCGATTGTTGAATGTCCCGTGAGTGCCCCAGGCAAATACCAATTTGTCTGCGTCCTTGGCCCACTGGAGAATGTACTCGTCATTCTCGGGTCCAATTGGATCTGCCGCCGCCTTCATCACTGCTGGCTTCTTCGTCCTGAACGCGAATAGATTTATGAATATACAGGTTCCGAAGCCCCACTTGCGCGCGAATCTAAGTCCACGACGATTGGTGTTGTCATCCACATTTTCGTCTGCCGTGGCTGGATTGAGCAGCAGGAAGCAGATTATCGGGAGTAAGTCATCCCAGCGGCGTTCGAGAGTATATCGCCAGATGCGGCAGGGACTGAATACGGCTGTTCGTCTGATACCATCGTGGCTTAAGTCGGGGAAAAGAGAAGAACCGTTATCCTTCATGCATCTTGTTCTCCCTGTTCTACGTAAATCAATTCCCCGCCGACTGGAATCACGTAGTCGTGCCGCAAGTCCTTCATGACCTCCACTTCGTTCTCGCCCTCAAAACGCAGGTTTATGGCTTCTTTCACATTGCTGATCGCTTCTTCTTTTGAAGCGCCCTCTGATGCAACCCCCGGAAGACCGATGACTACAGCCGTCAAAATCTGTTCTGTCTCCTCGGGGTCGCGATAGAGACAGACTGCCCAGCGGCGCGGCTTCCCATAAACAACATCCATCTCGTCCTCCTTGCTGGTGGCCAGCCGATCTTACCGGATACTTCCTCTCGGGCGGGTTCCCCAGCCTCCGGACCTGCATGGTGCGGTTTGGACCCGCTATATGCCTTCACGGACGGGCGCTCGTGCCTTGCGGCCTGGCCATTAGAAAGCGCTGGCGTCAGGTTCTTCAAGCCTACAGTGCAACCTCCGCCTATCGGCGAAATTACCACTGGATGCGCTATCCCGAGCAAAGGTGACAACAGAACTGTTTGGCCTTCAAAATATCGCCACCCCAACCAGCACAGGGCACATCCCGCCAGCATCTTTCTTATACCTTACGAACGCAGTAAAAGTGAAGGGTAGTGATCTTTTTCTGTATGTCAAGGGGGATGGCTGCGGTCAAGTCCCAAAGGTTATTTTTGCCGCACTTCCTGCATGTAATAATGACGGCTCCTTTGAGATCCGAGTTCCTCGCCTTAACATCTACGGTTACATGTCCACAATGATGGCATGGAAAGTCGTGAACCCGTTTGGTTTCTTGGAAATAATCTACGACTGAAGACAGCCCGTCGATACGATTCATGCTTGCATCGGCTGGCGGTTCATGTTGAAAGGTAATACCCAGGCCGGTCATTTCCGCTTCTTCTTCGTGGGCTCTTTCCTGAAGCTCCACTTATCGAATCCCCGCTGCTTGATTCTGTCATCATTCCCAATTTCGGTCATGTCTCTGTCGGCCATTCCGATGACGCCAGACAGATACATGTGAACTTCCTGCATCGCTGAGTAGGGGTCTTTGGCCTTCATGAATCTGTACTTTTTTAGGAGCGGATTTGTTTCTATGACGACCCCTGGTCTCCTCGTTCTGACAATGAAGATCGGAACCTTTTTCTCCATGAAGATTCGCTCGAACTTTTTGTGCCCCTGCGGCTGGAAGAACTCCTCGATAGCCCCATCAGCCATATCGAGTTTCCATCTCCATGTGGATTTCTTGCTATTGTCATGTGCTCTGGTCTCGGGAAAGTGCTCGTCGAGGAATGCCATGCAGGATTCCGGGTCGTACATGAAAGTGGGAGTTCCATCTATGTCTGGATCGATCCGACTGAATGCGTGGTACATCATCGGATAAAGATTTCCGGCGAATCCTACTACGCACTGGAACAGGAATTCGTACTCCTTGCCCCACCTGGCATCCTCGGCTCTTTTGCACCATCCTAGAGATTCGAGGCTGTCTGCATCTTCTTTCGTTCCAGGTATTTCCTCGGTCGTGCGGTTATAGACGCATGTTTTGTCGATGCCATGCGCCAGGGCGGTGTCGTAGTAGTCGTGGAACTTAGAGATGATGAGCATGTGGTCTCCTATTACGAATCAAGTTTACCTGTGACGCGGCCACTATGCCACCTCGATCTAGGATGATCTCATAGGTTGGTTTTTGATCAATCGGATGCCGATAGACCTTATCGACAGTACCTTTCAGCCCGGATAGTGCTCCGAAGGAACCATCAAGTTCAACATGATCACCGAGCGGGAACTTTTGTTTAATTTTCATTCGATCAAGAACTGCTTCAACTCGCGCGTCTGCAAGATCCTGAAGCTCTCGCAATTCCCGCTCCTCGTCCTTACTCAATTTGCCCGCGATCTCTTTGTGTATAAGAGCAACGCGACGTGCATTCTTCTTAGCCCACGAATCCACCTTGGCGCTCATACGATTCCTCCATAAAGCGGTTAGTGCCCGAGACGGGAGTCGAACCCGCACAACCACCTTGCCGTTTTTCAGGCTCGGCTGCTCACCCCTGGCATACTCGGGCATATGGCTCCCCGGCCTGGGTTCGAACCAGGAACCTCGTGATTAACAGTCACGCGCACTACCGGTTGTGCTACCGAGGATTTTGGGAGAGAATAGCGGAGTGCCGGAGTCGCACCGACTTTCTCCTGGTTATGAGCCAGGACGAGATTCTGACCTCCCACCCGCGATCAATCAGGCTACTCCGAGATGGGGCGCTGTCAAGCATTTCTTATGCAATAGATTCCCATCTCGAATTTGGCCTGAATCTTATTGGATAGAAAAGCGATGAGTCGTCCACTTGGCATGTCGCCGTATGTGATTTCAGTAACGCCTTCCGGCTCCCCGTCGATCAAAATTATGGTCCCATCGTGGACCCTGTCACATATCCTTCCGCCGGGAGGAACGAAGCCTTTGAAGGTTACATCGCCGTGTCCGTCTATGAAAACGACCACCTTGCAGACCTTCATCGTTGCCTCATCCCGTAGAATCCAAGTTTGAGGGGATATTTGAGATTTTCACAGGTAACAATATGGCCCTGCCTTGCTACTCTATCTGCAATACGGGCGACTCTGTCAGCAGCAGCATGCTTTCCGTCGATGGCGACATTTTCGACCATTCCCGTCTGCCTTGCGTCAAGTGAAGTAAAGATGAGGTTGCTTCCTTCTTCAACATACCTGATGACTGTTCCTGTTGTCCCGTAGAGTTCGATTTTGCTGAGGTTCATCGGATTTCTTCGAGATGCTTCTCCACAATTTCAACGGCCTCCTCCTGCCGCTCTTTCTCTTCCTGATATTCGGGATCGTCAATGATGTTTTCGTTGGCCAGCTCCAGAACGATCTGCAGTGCTTCTGACAGTTTCATGCCTGCTCCTCTTTCCATTTCTTGTAGAGTTTATTTTGCTTCGACAGTGTCTTCCGTACAAACATCTTGGCATCCGTTCGACGTTCGCACTCAAAGAAACGCTTTAGCTCTGATTCGTCGAGCTGGCCTTTCCAGAACCCGTCGATCAGGGAGCGCTCCAGATCTTCGCGCGGAACGGTCTTGATCCAATCCACGAAGTACGCCAGATCCTTGGTTTTCTGGTCGGCCCCAATTAACTGTTCCTTCGTCGTCATGTAATCTCCTGTCTAAGAATGATGGAGCACCCGGCGGGGATTGAACCCGCGACCAGCCAATTTAGAATCGGCTTGCTCTACCAACTGAGCTACGGGTGCGTCACCATCACCGGCCCGCCGGGACCAAAACTAGCCAGTCTGTTCGTTCGCCGCTGATATTGAGATAATCTTTTCCACCATCCACGGCAACAGCGCCGCAGAAGCAATACTTAAAATCGTGTCTGTGCAGGCTCTGAATAATATCATTGCAGCGTAGGCACTTGATGGTGCCATATCCAGTCTGTGGTTGCCTGTTCTTGAGTGCCTCCCGAACCTGCATCAATAGCACGCCCAGTCGATTCTTTCCATCACCATCTCCCGCGCCCCAATAGGAGTCACGCGGGGAATCCTCGATGAGTTCAGATTTTCCAGTGTGGAGCAGCGCCTTCGCGAGATTTGGATGTTGGCCGAATTTCGCCGTCAGCGCTTTCATCATGTAGAACTCTTTTTTGTCTTCCCAGTCGGGTCTGATCTTGAGTCTTTTGCCTTTCGACTTCGCCGCTCCCGGCGTTGGGGCATTGCGAATGCCTTCGAAGGCCTTGACGTTTTCTGCATTGTCGTACCAGCTTTCCAGTTTGCAGGCCTGATAGTAGTGCTCTGTCGTGGACCATGTGAAGGCATCTATTTTTACTTCCGCTCCGAAGAAATTGCTGAGGAATGGGAACTCATTGCGATCCTGTTTGTAAAACCGAATTGTCTTTTCCATGGTAAATCTCCTTCTTTGCCTATTCTACTTATACCTAAAAAAGAGAGGCCGGTGAAGGCCTCGGGAAGGAAAGGATTGGCAGGGCGTGTGATGGCACGGATGGTCGCATGGGTGTGGGCGGGGTCGGCCTGACGAGGATGGTCGCTCAGGAGAGGGCAGGGGTGTAGCGGCTTTGCTCGGCTTGTCACGACGGGGTGGACAGATACGGCTAGTCGCATCGGGATGGATAGGTCTGGAATGGATCGAATTCGGGGCGGATAGTCGCGGGGGGCCGGAGAGGTATGGGGTGGCCTGTCGCATCGGTGAGGGTCGGGGGGTTCTCGGTATGGATCGTCGCGCTGGAACGGTGTGGCGTGTGAAGTTTGTGAGTCGGCCCGTCGTGCCGGTTCGGGTTGTTACGGACGGGCTCGGCATGTCGCGCCGGATTGGGACGGCATGTTTTGGCGAGTCGCGTTGGGTCGGAGGGGAGTGTAGCGGCTGTTTCGCGGGCGGTGTAGGCCAGTCATTTGGGCTCGGGGAGCGGCGGAACGATCCGTCTGGTTTCGGCTCGTCGCTTTGGCACGGGGCGATTTGGTGTGTGGCGTCGTGTCACGTCGGCTAGGAGTGGGGTGGCGTAGATAGTGTAGCATAGGTTCGGCTTGTCGCAACGGATAGGAGTGGCCTGAAACGACAGGTGATGGGTTGTCGCTGGGGCTTGGGCCGGTTTTGTCCGTCTCGGGTCGTCGCATCGGTGGGGTTTGGACCGGTTTGTTCCGTTTCGTTTTGTAGCGGCATGTCGCGCCGGAACGGGCCGGTGTGGCACGAATTGGCTTGTCGCATAGGCTCGGATGGGTGTGGCACGAGTTGGCTTGTCGCATAGGCTCGGATGGGTGTGGCACGAGTTGGCTTGGCAAGTCGCTGGGGCTTGGACCGGTTTGTTTCGTTTCGTCTTGTAGCGGCACGTCGAGTCGGATCGGCACGGGTTGGCCAGTTCGGTGATGGCTTGGCTTATCGCGATGGCAGGGAATGTCCGGGCTTGGCATGAATTGGGTAGTCGCAGAGGAAAGGTGGGGCCGGGATCGGTTAGTCTCATGGGCTTGGTATGGATTGGTGTGTTTCGTCCGGGGGCGGCGCGTCCCAATGGGCGGGGGCGGAGGGGCTAGAACGGTAGCGATAAGGTGAGTAACGGTCGGGTTCGTCGCGATGGGCCGGTTTGTGACGGACAGGACAGTAAAGTATGGGTTGGGTGTGTCACGTTGGCTTGGCTCGAGTTGGTCCGGAGGTGGTTCGCGCCGAGACGGATAGTCGCAGTGGTTTGGTACGAGAAGTTGCGCTGTGTTGTGGGTCGTCACGTTGGTGCGGGGGGCGATTGTTATGGGACGGCCAGTCTCGATGGCTTGGTACGAAAAGGTGAGTTGTGACGTGGATCGTCGCATTGGCCCGGAGAGGTCCGGCATGGGTCGATTCGATTCGGCCAGGTCCGGCGTGTCGCAGAGGTTTGGACGGGAGTGATGGGGATTGGGACGGATTGTCTCGTAGGGTTGGTTGGGAAGGTAGTGTAAGGGTCAGGCACGGTTTGTCAAGATGGATTGGTTCGGACGGGTGCAGTGCGGTGGCGTAATGGCATGGCTCGTCGTAAAGGAATGGCAGGGTTTGTGGCGACCGGGGTTGTCGCGCTGGCGTGGCCCGTGATGGTCGAGGACGGCTCGGGCAGTCGCGTGGGAGTGGACCGTGATGGACTGGGTCTGTGCGGACGTGGCTCGAAACAGCTCGGGCAGTCACCTGGGGTTGGACTGGAAGGTTCCGTTGTGGTCGCGGCTCGTCACAGAGGTGTGGGTTGGCAAGTTCCGAATCGAGGCGGCATGTCTCGTCGCGAGGGCATGGGTCGTTGGGGCAGGGCGTGGCTTATCGCGTTGGGTTGGCAAGTTCCGGTCTGGATGGATATGGAAAGGCGCGTAGGGATCGTGGGTCGTCGCGTTGGGTTGGCGCGGATGGTTCGGGTGTGTTCCGGCCCGGCACGTCGCATGGAAATGGGTCGGTTGGGCGTGATGCGAGTAGGCGAGGCGTGTCGCAATGGAGAGGGCGGTGAAGGAATGTCTCGGCTGGACCAGTCACAATGGGTGGGATTGGGCCGATCTGGTGCGGTCAGTCGCGATGGCCTGGACCGGCATGTGGTGGCCCGGCGTGTCTCGATGGGCAGGGTAGTTTTGTCGGGGACCAACTTGGACCGTCACTTTGGGTCGGGTCGGGCTGAGTCGATATGGTCGGAGTAGGGCGGTGACGGCTGAACTGGTGCGTCACTATGATTATACCCGAATTGGTTCGGATTGTCGCGGTGGACCGGTTGGGCACGTATAGATCTGGTGAGGCCTGTCGCAGAGGTTTGGTACGGGTTGTAACGTGGTGTTTTGTGGGGTGCCGTCGGGGCTTGTCGCGGTGGCTGGGATTGGTATGCGCTGGGCTGAGTTGTCGCATTGGGAAGGCATGTTGCGATCCGTCGCGGGAAGTAGCAGAGTTGTCGCGTCTGGGCCAGGCTCGTCGCGGCGGATAGGCGGGGATTGGAGCGGTTCGTGAAGGGTAGTCTCGACGGCGTGGTGTGGGTAGTTGCGGCAATAATCGGCACGGCACGGACCGTCGCGGTGGTGCGGCTAGGCACGTCGGGTGAAGGACCGGCTCGTCGCAACGGTACGGGAAGACTTGGCGTGACTGGGTCCGTCTTGTCGGGAAGACTCGAGGAGATGCGGACCGGCTGGGATAGTCGCATAGGGTCGGATAGGCATTTGTCGGCTCGGCACGGCCCGTCACATTGGGTTGGCTTGGTACGTCGCGTATCGTACAGTGCGGGCTCGTCGCAGCGGCTGGGCTGGGAGAGGCTAGGCGAGTCACAGCGGAACGGCCCGACGAGATGAGGTTCGGCCAGTCTCTGTGGAGTGGGACGGGTGGGTGGGTCTCCCAGGGTTGCACGATTATGTCCCGAACTGCGAGACGAATTTGGGATAGCAATCCATATGTCCATTTACCTGAAGAGCCATGCAAATTTCAAGCGTTGATGGTTCTGATTCAAACTTTCTTCCAAGAAGTTTGGAGGCCCTTCCACAGTCTACCATTCCGCTTCCGGCACGTGATTCACTGGCGGAAAGTAGAGTGAGTAAATCCTTTTTGGATAAGTCGAGAATTGACAGGAAGATCTCATCCTCATAATCAAGGCCCCACACGAAACTGCTTTCTAGGGCAGTGTTCTTGCCGTTTTTCAGACCGGCAAAAAGCGTATAGAAGGCCATCAAGCCCCGTTCCTATACTCGTCCATCTGCTGGTCAGCAGCAAATTTGTCTCTTACCGCTTGGTGTTTGTAACGGTCCGATACATTTCCCTTCCATTTGTGCGGAGTGCACAAACTGCACCGGACCGTTCTTCTATTCTTTTTCCTCTTAAAGTGGGCCATCCGGGGTCTCCTCTGGAGGCTCTTCCGCTCTCTCGAAAATGTCGTATTCTTCGGGAATGATGACCAGCATCGTTGTTTCAGCAAAGATGGGGTCGCCATCTCGAGTCACGCTGATTACATCCCTGCTTTCCATCTCCTCAAAGGAAAGACGTTCGGTCCAACTAATGTCGATGAGCTCTCCGGCGTGGAATTCCCGATACGGAATGATGACCTCCATTTCAGGGTCGTAACCATTCAAGATTTCAATGAGATCTTTAGCTTTCATGTTTATTCCCCCCGATTCACGGGTTATGTAGAACCACTGTAAGCCTACTCCCGGTAAACCAGTTGGTCAAGCGGGCTGCGGCTCTTCCTCAGGCTCGTCTTCGTACTCGCCTCCAGATTCCGAGTCGATTTCGTCGAAATCTTGGTCGTGGTCCTCGGTAAAGAGTTCCTCAGAGAAGGACAATATCTTGTACTCGTACATCTTGTTCATGTTCTCCAAATATCGCGTGGCATTCTTGGCCCGTTCGAGACCATCTTCTAAATATGCTTCTTGATTCGCAACGGGTTTGTAGTCGTCCTTCGTACCTTTGTCTCGGTACACAATGATCCAGACTCTCATGTGAGCCCTCCAGATTCGAGTTGTTCTTCACTTATACCCTGAAGCTCTTCCTCCATTTCGGACTCTTTGCTCTCGGGAGCGTCCAACACTTCCACTGACGATGGAGCAATGTCAGTGATTTTCTTTTCGGATTTCTTCGATTCTCCAATGAATCTCCAGGTAACATCTTTTGGAGTGACGCGGCCATTGTAGCCAAGTTTTCTCAGGCTGGTGGTTGCAATGCCGACGACTTCTTTTTTCGAGTAAACCCTTTTTACTATCGTTTTATAGTCATCCATCCGGATGACATAGACTAAATAAAAACATAGTCTTTGGTGGTATGCCGCTTCGACGCGGTAATCGGATCGGTTCATCACTTCTTCGGTGGACTCCATTCCAGTTCGCGCCCGCATTTCTGGCAGGTCGCGATCTTCTTCTTCCTGTTCATAACGTGGGGCTGGGTGGATAGACAGGCGTGACAATACCAAGGCTTGAGGATTTCTCCTCGTTTCGGTCGTCCTCGATGGCCTGAGCCCATTTATTCATGTATTCATGGATGAAAGATGGAGGCCCCGGAGGGATTGGTTACCCCCGACCTCCTTTTTGTCAGAAAAGGCGCTCTAGCGACTAGGAAGGAACTCCTGTAAATCGACGCGCTCCCTCGTTCAAGGAGGGTTACACCGACTGAGGATGTGGACTCCATTGAATCGCCGCCTGAGCTACGGGGCCATTTTTGTCCATTTGCCACGCGGACAGTATATCCTATGACGTGCGAATGCGCCAGCATCTTCAGCCTACTTATATGAATTCCCGGTTGGCATTTATATCCTGGGAGTTTGCGAGCGCAGTGAGCTAAGTCCCAGTATTAAATCCAACTCCTCTTAAAATCTCCGATTTTCAGAGGAAAGGGGATGTGACAGCGTCACATCTGCAGAAGTCGTTGTTCCCTAGGAGACGAAACGCCTCCGCCCAACCTGCCTATGGCCACTCAACAAGCCGGGTTTATACTAGGCTTTAGGACAGCATCCACGCAAGGATGTGCCAGAACAGGGCGATCAGAAATACAAAAAAGCACATGACGGAAGCACATCCGCCTGTGAATGCCGTAGCCATTCCGACGGTGTCGAAATCGAAACGCTTCCACTTCAGGTAATTTGTTCCAATTCCAACGAGCAGTAGGCCAAGGAAAAGGATTGCCATGCCGATTCCTGCTACAATTGCCGACCACTTCATCAGATACGAGGCTGTGATTTCTTCCATTACTTGGCCAGCTCCTGTCCGAATCCTACCCAGTGAATGTCCCCTGTGAGCGTGACAACATCGGAGTATTCGCCTTCTTCTCCGGTCGCTTCTTCCTTTTCATATTTCGCTGTGCCCTTGTGGATGGGGGCAAATCTCCAGAATCCGTTATTTCGTTGCCCATAACTGGCCGAGAGGACAGTCCCATCGGAGACAAAGATATATACATGTTCAGGTTCATAGTGGTTGAACTCTTCGGAAATATCACCTTCGATACAAATCAGGTCATCGCTGCTTCCGAAGATCTTGATCTGTGCCATCTTTTACCCTTTCTGAATTGGTGCCCACCCTAGGATTTGCACCTAGATCAGTCATGGGAAGGAACATCCGGATTCACTCGAAGCCGGGCCTAACTCATGTGCTCTAGTGACTACGCGGAATGCGGTGAATCACTTATTAAGCTAAGTGGGCATCATCTGTCATTGTGATGAGTTGACTTCTTGGCTGCTGTCCCAACTTATCGGCGAGCACTGCGGCGTAGATCTGCAAGATAGCGACGTTCCTGTCTCGCTGATCTCGGATTTTGAGAAAATGCTTGGAATTCCCACGCTTCATGCACTTTTGAATTCGCTCGTTGTCCATGCGGATTTTGTGCTGAAGCTCTTTGACCACCTTGGTCAGTCGATTCTTCTTCATGTGCTTCGCACGGTATACCTCCCGCTCCGTGTTTACGGGAAGAATGTAAGGTCTGCTCATGTGTGGACTTCCCACCCTTCGTCCCTGTTCACGAGACGGACAGAGAAGTTCGGCGCTCCGAACCCTTGGTCGCCTGTTCCATAGTATAGCAGGCCGCCGTTGAACCAACCGTGGTATTCCTCATTTTTTGTCTTTCGCGTCTGCATGACAAAGTTGAATCCATGCGGAGCGTGGTCATTTGTGATGATACAGCGGGTTCTTTCCGGGTCGTTCTCGTCGCAGGCATATTTGCCCAGATAATCGAGTTGGCCCTGGAACTGATCGGAAAGTCCCCGCCTTTCAGCAAACGTCTTTGCGTCATCCATCCTCTGCTGGGCCGACTCATGTACTTGAATCATCGCTTTCCTCCTGGCGTCCAGTGTGGCCAGCCTCCCATTCTAACTTCTCAATGCCGCATTTTTGACATGCTCCTTTTCCCATACTCCACTCATGGTCACAATCGGCGGGATCGATCTTAGCCTCCCCTGGATCTTCTATTGGTGCCTCCGGTTCTTCCGGAGGAGGAGCATCCAATTTTTGGTAGAGAGACCGAGCCACATGCTGGAAATAGTCGGCGTGTATGGTGAGTTTGTGCATTCTCCCTTTGATGCCGTGTACTTCATCGGGGTCAATTCCTTCCAGGGATTTCGATAGAATCCCCCCGAGGCTTATATATGCATCTACGAGGGAGGCAATCTCACTCTTATTCATCTCCACCTTGGTTCTCCTTGTCGCGAGCAATATCATCCGCTGCTTCCTGACGAGCCTCGCTGAACATCTCCTCGAAATCCTTGGCCTGGTCTTCGTCTGAGACTTCGATGACCTCATCGGTTTCGTCGGTCTTCTGTTCGAGCCATTCGTGATTGCAGCTATAGCATATATATTTTGTGCTCAGGATCTGATCTTCAAGAACGTCAATTTCTTCCTTGCCACACTTCGGACACTTTTTCGCCTCTTCGTCTTCGGCCTTTTCGTCCTCGTCAGCCGTGCCGATCACTTCGCCTTCGCTGCCGGTGACCTCGGTGCTCTTGAGTTCCTCGTCGAATTCTTCCTGGGTCATGGCACCGTGGAATACAGCGCGCATTTTGTTGTAGTACCGCTCAACGGTTTCCCAGGTGTCTTCGATAATGACCTGGCCGTTCGGCAATTCGCCACCGATCATGTCCAGCGTGACGTTTTCGTATCTTTTCAGGACATAAACATCGGGCGCGTGTTCCGGAGTTTCCTTTCCTTCTTCAACGATGATAAGTACACGCTTGTGAAGAAGTCCATCTTGTGGATGAGGATTGCTGCCCAATGAATGCCCGTGTTCGTCGATCTGGTCGAAAATGCTCATAACTACTCCTTCAAAGTGAAATCTTCTTGCTAAATTTCTTATACCATTTATTGTGTAAAACGTGAAGCGCAAAGACCCACGTGCCGAAATCGTTGACGGAAGCATGGCAATCGAACTGAGTGTGTCTGCTCGGGTCGATACGCTCCGCTCTATGCGGGATTATTTCGCTGAACTATATGGAAATGATCAACTTGGGTTCGATCTGAAGAAAGTCAGCATAGAGACCCTGGTAGATTGGAACAAAAAACACATCGACTTCTACAACGAAGCCACTCGTTTGATGGAGTCCTGCATCGAAGACGGTTTTATGTTTGATCCCGAGGAAGTCAAAAAGCTGCGGGACTACCATTTGGAAAAGGCCCAGATGCTCGCCGGGCTCATAGAATCCAGGCGGGCTAAAAAAGAGGCGGTTGGTGATTCCGCCTCTTAATTTTTAATGGTAGTGTGCTTCCCCCACAGGCGGCAGGAACGTCACAATAATCCCAGGCGATTCGTCGTAAACCGCCATAAGATTCCTACCTCGGCACACAACTTCATACAATGACTTCCAAAGGACGCGCCCGGTAGTAAGATACCTGGCTTTTCCCATTTCGATTTGCCGGACCAGTTTAATATATTCCCGGTCCGTCAAATCTATCTGGTAGCGCTCTCTGCATCGCTGGATCGCATGCCGAATTCTAGCGATACTCAGACGATGATGGGCCACTTCAGACTTCTTCGAACGCCACGACGTTGAAGCGACCGAACGACTGCGAGCGGCAGGCACCGAGGCCGTCGCGCTCTGCATGGTAGAGCATTTCCTCAATCTGCTTTTCTCCGAGCAGCAGTTCTTTTTGGGCCCCGCGCTTCTTGCGGGAGAGAATCTCGATTTCGAATTCGATGAAGCAGTCGTCCATGAAGTCGTACTTGGTGAGGCACGAGCGCTTCCCGCGAGCGTCCGAGATATGCTGGACGCGCTCTTCGGTGCCGTCGGGATCTTTGATGGGGGACAATCCCCCATTGCCGTTCTCTCGCATGAGATGGACCTGATCCGGCTCGACGACGAAGCCGTGATCGATTACTTGGCGGTAACCCTTGCGATTGTCGCCGTATCCGAGATTGACCGCGCCCGTTTTCAGGCACGCCTTGATTTGGCGACCTTCGATGAAGACGCCGCTGTCGTTGAATCTGAAGCCACACCACTGCTTCTTCTCAACGTCCTGCTGCTCCTCATCGGAAAGGCCCATGTCGTCCATGGCCTTCTTCTCGTCTTTGCTGTGACCCTTTGTTGCGAGCCACGCCCGGAGCAAGTCCGGGTGCTTGGGTGTTCCGCCGAGAATTCGCCCGTTCTTGTCCTTGACCGGGCCGGGGAAGTAGCAGCGGATTCTGTACTTCTTGTACAGTTCCGTACCTTCGAGAATGGATTCTTTCGTGATCCCACTCGCTACCTTTTTCTTGGCGGTAGACTCCGGTTTTTCTGCCGTTGCCTGTTTCCCACCGTTGTTCTTTGCCATCCAACTTCCTCCATCGAGATGAAAAAAATGGGGGAGTAAGGCAGTTCATATTGCTTGCCTTGTCCTCCCCCACAACCCCGCAGATCACAAGACCTACGAGTTGGCTGTCGTCGTCTGGTGCTCCAGAATGGCACCGATCAGATGAACCTTGTATCGGGATTTGAACTCGATCCCTTCCTTGGCGATGACGGCGCGCACTTCGCTGACGTGCATGCCCTGAAGATCCTCGAGACTATGCCTCGGGGACTTTTCGGCCTTCTTTTTGACCGGCTCGACCTTGACTGGCCGGAGGAACTCCGTCTTCTCAGCGAAGGAGATTACCTCCAGAACCTTGGCGTAGATGAGCGACATGTGCTTATCTGCCGTGGGCGGAAACTCCTGGTGTTCCGCCACAACCACCGTGATGCAGTCCGGAACTTCGCCTCCGTTCTGGTCGATCAACTCACGGAGCTGAAAGAGCTTGGTGCGGAAGTTGTAATGGGTATCCCTTTTCTTCCGACACGAGAGGCAGTTGGGCATGGGCCAATTGTTCTTCTTGCACCGATTGATGATGCGCTCAGGACAGCTGAACGTTTGTTGGCAATGGCGACATTCCAGAGTCACCCTTGCTTCTTCTTGCTGGCTGGTAGTCATGTTTTTGTGTTCTCCCATTTGTGTGCGGCCAGCCGTATGGCAGAAATCCGGTATTCCTGCCTGTATTCATCTTATACCTGAAAAGGACTTATATTTACCACGTAGAGTTTTGCTAAAATAAATGGATATTCGCTTTTGAGGTTTTTCTATCTATAGGTAGTTACTTTGTTTATAATGATTATACCGTTTTTCTAACCTGAATTTATAAGGCAAAATCATTCGTATAACATATTGGATACATTCTCATTGTCCGAGGCATATTGTCTTCATCTGAGCATCCTTCATGTTGACTCTAATTTCCCGACGGCCTATAATCAGTTGAAATCCGAAGAGGAGGTGTGCTGTGTCCAAACTTATACACCCATCGAAATTCACCGAACTTGCGTCCCAAGCGAGTCAGGAGTTTCTCGAGAAGGGCACGGACCTGACCGACAGCATCGTCAAAATAGCCGAATTGAATAGTCTCACGCCTGGTCAAATTGGGCAGGTCTGTCAGCAGGCAAACGTCCTGACTTATGAGCATCTGTTTAAGACGGCTGAGGATAAGACTTTCCAGTTCCCGCTGGCCGATTCCAAGAAGGTAGTCGAACAGCTCACGCCGGAGACGGAAACCGTCACGCCTGCCAATGAATTGATCGATTACCTGACTGACCCGCCAGCCGTGAAAGTTGCCAAGACCACAGAAGATTACATGCGGGCCTTCGGCGTTACCGAAATGTCCAACGAACCGCAAGTCCACGAGAAGGTCGCCCAGGCCAAAAAACTGCGCGTGAATATTGAATCTGCCAGGGACGAGATCGAGAGGCAGATCATCGACAATCACCATGTCGCCGAGCAGATCCGAGAGAAAGTCGCTCATGAAATGAGGCAGGTAATTCTCTCCGACGACGACGGAAGACTTGCTGGTCTTCAAAAAGTGGCGAAGGTTGTTTGGCACGGTGTGGCCTCTGATCGCCTCGGACTCGCGCTTATCGAAATCCACAAGATCGCCTCTAAATTCGCTGAACAGGGCATGTTCGGGGAGGCCAATCGCAGAAAAGATCTTCGAATCGGCTACCAGCGGGAACTGAAAAAAGAGGCCCATGGGAATATCAATTCCACAGGCCGCTCGGCAATTGTGGTGGAATTCATCGAGAAGACTGCCGAGAAAGTTCAGGACGATCTGATTTCCAAGACGATGCTGACAGGTTCGGCATCTCCGATGGACAAAGTTGTCGTCGTGAATGGCAACCACCCGATGATCATGGAAATCAACACACTGGTAAATCAGGTCTCCGAAGAGGATCGCCTGAAGCAAGGTTTGAATCTTCTGGAAGACAAGGCCGGTTACGTCGTGAAGAAGATTTCGGACATTAACACGACGCAGACCACGGACAAGTACGTCCAGGACGAAACCGGCGACAGACCTCAGATCCCCGATGAGCCGGGAACGAAGTTGAGAAGGTTCCAGGCCGGGGTCTACTAAATGGATCAAGCGGCTTTGGTTCGCTGCCTCATCGGTATTTCTGATGAGCAGGAAAAGCAAGCTGTAGCGCGCACTCTCATCCTCGAATTCGGAACCGAGGAGGAGAAGCAGGCCGTTTTGGGCGCTCTCGCAAGAGGCGCTGCTATGGTCGGAAGAGGTGTGTTGGGTGGGGCTCGCGGCGTTGGAGCAGGAGCTCGAGCCCTGAGAGCCACTCCTCGCGCTGCTGGGGGGCTCGTCGGCGGAGCAGCCAAGGCTACAATTCCAAGGGCTGGTAGAGCCGTTGGAGCCGTTGCCGCACCTGTCGTTCGTGGTGGCGCTCGCGCTGCAGGCGCAGTGGGCGGGGGCATACTGAGGCGCTTAACCGGGACGGGATTCGGAAAGGCGTGGAAATTCTCTCCAGGTAGAACATTGATGACGGGTCTATTCGGAATACCGATTGGTTTGGAGGCCATCGCGGCAGGCAGGAAAGCGGCTGTAACTCCGCACACCTACAGGCCTACAGCGCAATACTACGCTCGTGGGACGAGGATGGGGTGATGGGATCATTCAATGTGACCCCACGTCAGGCGCAAAGAGTTGCCCGTGAATATTTGTCGCGCAGGAGGAATTTCAAGCCTCCTGTCATCGATCTCAAGAAAGAGCCGGAGCACGTGCGCATGCCGCAGTTCCAAAGGCATATCAGCACGCACGCCCCGATGAATCCGGAGGTGACAGATGCTGGACAATGACGTTCTTGAACTGCATGAGAATGGAGTTCTTCAAGACGAAGACATGGACAAACTTGCCCAGTTTGAAGCCGATATTATCGAGGCTTCGATGAAGAGTGGAGGGTCTGTTCTGGGAGTTCTCGCAGATCATTTTGCGAAAGAAGGCTTCGATCAGGCCGATTACGATAAAGCGGCTCGTTATCTCGAATCTCTTGGGATCGAAGACGATGAGTCGGAGAAGACCGCGAAGATCAGACTACCCAAGACGACCCTCGGCAGACTCGCCGGAATTGCGGGTCCTCTGCTTGGCACGGGAATGCTCTTGGCGCTTGGCGGGGAAAAGCTTTATTCTGAAATCAGTACCCGCAAAGCATTCAAGAGTGTTCTGAGTCAGATCAAGAAGCAGCATCCCGAACTGCGCCGCGATCCAATGACGGATCAGCACTACGAGGTGCTCACAAGTTTCTCCCCGAGCCTTGCCAAGAACGCCGTTGTGTCAGCAAACCTGCTTCTCAAAATGAAGCAGTGGGGGGCGATAGACCACAAGACGGTGCAGGATCTCATCACGATGGAGAAAAATCTGGCCGAAACGCGCAGACCTTCGACAGGATTCGGAGATACGATTCGCGCGATGACTTCGTTCCAGCGCATGGTCGCTGATGTTCCCTTGATTGGTACGGAAGTCCGTACGTGAAACTGACTATCTACAAAAGCATGCAGATGGGCACGGCAAAGGCTATCGCAAATGTCGATCACGAGGCCGGAGAAATCACCATATCCGCCGATGAGAAGACTATTCTCGGAATCATCAAGGCGGTCCTGAAAATCCCATCGATGATCCGGGAGAGGCTGGAGGGTCGGGTCCGAAAGAGGAAAGCAGCAACAGTAGAAGAGCATATCTTTCATGCGATCCGAAACAGAATTCACAGCCCGTATTGGGTCGGTCCTAAAAATATGACTCTCGAACTTCCGAAATACCAAGAGAAAATGGGTATTTTGGAAATCGAGGCGCTCCTGGTGAAATGAGAAAAAAGGCGTACCAAACTCATGATGTATTCTCTGCGATCCATCCAGACAGGGGGGCAGGTGCGCAGGAATACTACCTTGGCGTTGGGTCCATCGTTTCTGGTGGTCAGGAGGGAATTACTGGTCATCCAGGAGCCCTTGGTGGAACCCGAACTCGATCTGTGGGCAAGGAGAGAACGCAGGTAAATTCATTCAAGAGAAGGAGGAAGGGGCAGAAACCTTCCTATTTACTCAAAAAAGCTACTGGAAACATACCACAACTTGTGGATAATAATGCACACAGCACTACGGAGGAATCCCAGATGAGCCAGGACATGGAAAATGCTGGGCAGGTTATCGCTGAGGCATTTCATGACGAACTGAGGAAAATTGCCGAAGCGGAGAAAGGCGCTCAAGTGGGCGCGGCCATCAAGGGACTGATAAAGGGAATTGGCGCTGCCGGAAAAGCAGGCGTTTCCGCTGGAAAACGGTCCTTGAGGGCGACAACGGCTGCAGGCAAGCGTGGAGTCTTTTCACGATATGCCAAGGCTGGCGTAACGGGCGCGAAGCAATTCGGCAAGAAACTGACGCCTGGACAAGCGGCAACACTCGCAGGCGGCGGTGCTCTTGGCGCTGGGTATATGGCAGGAAGATAGTGGACGGAATCACCAAATTCATCCAGCTCGCCGTACGGCACCCTGACGGGACTCCCACCGTTCAGTTGTTGCATCCGGATACCATGGAGAAAATCGCATCCCATGGCCATCCGCTGATTAAGCAGGCGGCGGCTGAACTGCCCCTAAGAACAGACGGAATTTGGGTTCTCGTCAATGCAGTTAGCGGTGGCGAATATTGGGGCCCAAATACCAACGGCGATTACTTCTCCGAGGAATCACTGAAATTCGCTGCTGATATGCAGTTGGGCTGTCCGAGGCTGAAAGACTACGGACACAAGACTTTCGAGAAGTATGCATATCCATATCGCCATCATCTCAACAAAGATCCGAAGAAGAGCATTGGCGAGATCGTGAAGATCGCGGTATGGAACGACGCCATGAAGCGAGTGGAATTGATCCACTTCCTTCGTCGCGATAGCGAATTTGACGATTTCGGGGACGTAATTAAAGTTGGCGCTCCTGACCTTGTCCGGAGTGTTGAGCAGGGTGACGAAGTCTCTGTCAGCATGGGCTGCAAAGTTCCCTACGATATTTGCAGCAAATGCCATCACCAAGCCAAAAATGTCAGCTTCTACTGCGATCATCTCAAATATGCGATGAATCAGGTTCTAGCTGATGGAACGCAGATCTGCGCGATCAACCCGCATCCAAGATTCTTCGACATTTCATATGTTCTCCGTGGCGCTGAAAAGACTGCTAAGGTTCTGAAGAATCTTTCGATGAACGCCAGGGAAGTGAAAAAAGAAGCGTCGAACAAAGCATATATCTGGGTGGCCGAAGGGCTCGAAAAGGCTGCTTCCGAAAATCGTGAATACTCGCTCCCGTCTGCCTATTATGCCGAAATGGTCAAATCGGCGCAGGACGCTAACCAAGGCAAAACAGCGGCGATCACGAAGAAAGTTCCTGCAGACTCAATACCCGTAAGGGATTCTGGGGATTTTGTGGTTCCGCTACTCCGCAGTCTCGAGCCCCATTTGCCGGGCACCATGCTGACCAGGATGGCCGGTTATGGCCTACCGGAAATCTGCAGCACGATGACGGGAATGGGAATGCTGCTACATCCGCAGGAAATGCGGAGAATTATCGTAATTAAGATTCAGGGTGGTGCGAAGCCGGATGATATTGGTGCTCCCAAAGTGGACGCTCAACATATTCGGCCTTCGCTGGCTCAACTGCTGAAATCACAACTGGAGAAACGTTCATCCTTTAGAAATCCACTACGCCGCCGAGTTCAGGATCTGCTTTGCCTAAATGCAGAGCAGCTTCTGGACAAACTCGCAGCCAACGAGGAGGCGATGCGTGGCCTGGAAGCTATTGGAGCAACGGAACCAGGTGTGCTTGAAAAAGCAGCGCCCTTGGCAGCATTGTCTGCCGCCCTCTATACACTGTACCGCAAGAATATCAAAAGGGCTGCCTTGCCTGAATTCCTCGAGAAGGCATTCAGGTCCATTCCCGAATTGCCTGCGGCAATTGTTGGGGCTGGAATTGGCGGCGCATTTGGCCTTGCGGGGCAGGCCCTTATTCAGGGATTTGGCGCTGGAATTCCCAAACAAGCATCGAAAAAGGGAATTGCCGCCGCCGCTGGGATTTTTGCAGCTCCTTACCTGTACTCGGGTTATGTGCAGCAAAAAGCCCTGAAGGGAGAGCCAATCGGCAAGTACGAAGCTGCTGCCGCACGGCATCCCGGAACATTAGGAATCGCTGGTTTAGCGGCGTATTTGAAGCGTGGTGCGATTGGACGGCGATTAAAGTCGCTGGTTGCAGGCAAGAAGGGTGGGGCAAAAGAAATTGCCAAGAAACGCCGCCCCTTGGTTAAAAAAGCTTGCGCTACCATTTCAAACCACGATATACTAGCTTACGCCAGCGAGATTGAGGTCATTGATCGTGCGATTGCTGCAGGGCTGGCCAAAATTGCAGCACGTATAATCGAGGCCACGAAGCAACCGGCCTAAAGGAGAAAATGATGGCTAATATGGACGAGTTGTTCGAAGAGATTTTCGGGGACGATTCCGAAAAAGTCGCTTCGGCTGGCAATCCGGACGCTCTGATCGAAAAGATCGCTGCGGAACTGGATGACAATGACATTGCCGAAGCCGAGCAGATGCTCGCCTCCCACGAGGAAGAGAAGTTGGCCGACGACTATTACAACCTTGGCAAGATCATGGCCAAGGGCCTTTGGGATGGTCTCGGCGATCTGCAGAAGCAGGCCGCAGGCGACAACGCTGGCTACGGCAGCACGAAGACCCAGGGCGACATGTTGGGTATGACCGGCAGCGCCTACCAACACCCTGGGGCTCCGGGGAACAAAACCATCGCCAAGGGCGGCGATACCTCTCCGGGGGGCGGCGGCGCGGAGCCTGGGCCAAAGTCGGGCGACCCGGCTGGGCAGTCCCACACGACTCCGCAAGACGGCGGAAGCGTCTTGGCGAAAATCCAGGGCGCCTACGATAAGGTCCACCAGCCTGAGAGCCCCACGAAGACTCAGGATGGCATGGGCGTGCTGAAAAAGATTGTGGACGCTGCCAAGCAGCAGCGGACCAAGCAGCACGCTTCGGAGGTTCCGAGCAACCTCACGTAAGCGGTTGCTTCACTGGTCTAAACCTGTAAGGGAAACAAGAAGGAGGCTCCCATGAGCTTGGCAGACGTATACGCGGACAAGTACGCGAGTGGTGGAAGTGCCGGTGGCGGTGAGAACGAGAAGACCGCCGAGGAAAAGAAGGTCGAGGAGATGCTCGCCGGATTCAGCGAGCAGGACTGCGCAAAGCTCGGAGCCGCGTCCGATCTTCTCGATGCGTTCGGAATCGAGGCCGAGAATGGCCCGACGAAGATCGCGCAGGCGGCGAATATCGTCGATCACTTCACGAAGGAAGTGACCGATGACGGCGAAGGCGGAGAGGCTCCCGCTGAGGACGCCGAGAAGCTGGCTGCCGAATACGACGCCGCTGGCCGAATCATGGCCCAAGCGTTTCACGACGAGTCGAAGAAGCTGGCTGGCCAGAACGGCGGGTCCGAGACCCCGAACTTTGCCGACCGAGTCGCTGCTGCGCTGAAGTAGAGTGGATTTGGGAGGTGGGAGGTCACTCCTCCCACCTCCCGAAACTCTGATGGCGAAACAGTCACTCATACGTAAAGTGTTACCTTACGCTGCCACGGCCCTTGCAGGCGGCGGCGTGGGCGCGTTAGCTGGTTATAAGGGCGGCAAGCGCGTCAAAAAGAAAGAAAAAGCGGAGAATATCCGCAAGGCGGTCAGGGCAGGAGTTGCTTATGGCCGGGCAGGTGCGAAAGTTAGGGAACGAGCACTTCGCGCCTTTTACGTGCAGAACCGACAATTGGGCAGGCAAAACCAAATGCTTCGCGCTCGATTGGGACAGATGATGACTCAAGTCAGGAAGCAGGGATGATCTCGATCCCAACAGTCGATCAACTCATTGACAGCGCGCTGAACGCGGACAGTCCAGTCCTCGAACAGCAGAAAGTTGCGGCTGCACGAGATGAGTCCGAGAAGATCGACGAAATGGAAAAGGTGGCTTCCAAACTTGAGAGTTGGGCCGACGGAATCGAGTCAGAAGACCAGGAGCAGGTCAAAGTCGCAAGCGCTGAAAAGTATGAGAGTGCTCGCCAGCGAATGCTGAAGTTGGCCATGGTCGGTACGGCTTATCGTACCTTGAAGTCTCTCGAAGAAAACGGCCAACTCGATACCCTGGTCGAAAAGAACGCCCAGGTCGGGAAATGGCTGATCGGTCGCGCCCGCAGGGGACTCGGTGCCGTCGTGGCCAAACCTTCGAAAGTTCGTGAAGCAGCGAAGGCTATCGCAGGAAGGCCCCCCTTGACTGGTGTGGCCAAAACGAGGGCTGTGGCTAGGCAGCAGAAACGGATGGCCGCAGCGGGTGCAGCGATTGCGGAACGCAGACCTGCGACTATCAGAGGACGGGCCGAGGTAGCTCTCGCGAAGAGCCGACAGCAGGCCGCACAAGCTCGCCGTGCAACAACGGCGGCAAAGGCGACAGCCGCGAAGCAGGTGGCCGAAGCGACGAGGGCCCGCGAAGCTGCTGAAGTTGGCAGGAAGAGAATGGCTCTTGTCGCGGGCGGAGCTGGAGCGGCTGGTTTGGCCGGAGCCGGACTGGCGTATGGCGCTGGACGCAAACAGGAACGACAACGGCAAGCTCGTAGATACGCTTAGGGGTCTATGATGAGCGCAAAAGAACTGTCACCAGAACTTGCTCGAAAGTTGGCGGGATGCTTCCGTCAATATCGCGCCATGAAGGACACGAACGAAGAGCTGACGACAAAACTCGCGTCGGCCGAAAAAGGCAAAGAAGAACTCGAGAAGGAAATTGCCGCTTATCAGGCGGTTTTCGAAGGGATCAGTTCAGGACAGATTGATCCGGATGACGCAGAGGAAAAGTTGGCAGAGCTGCGAAACTCCGACGAGCCGATCAAGATTGCTTCAGGTTCTAGAAACGGTGCCTCTGTTGGCATCGGAAGGGTCCACTCCAGCGATGATCTCGTCGCGGTGGGAGGCGAAGTGGATGCTTTGACTTCATACCTGATGGGTAAAGCATAAAAAAGGTAAGGAGGACGACCCATGGCTGACAGTGGCGCACTCAATCTGAAGACCAAGCTGGATATGCTTGAGCGCTTCAACGTCCCCATCGCGACTGGCGAGGACGTGGTAGAGGGCGAATGGTTCGGTCTGAATGCTCAAGGCGAAGCGAGCAAAACCGCCGCCACTGACATTCGGCTGGCCTTTCTGGCCTTCGCGGGCACAGATCGCCCGGACTCGAGGAACACCCAGAGTGATCCCATTACCGGGGTTGGCACACCGGTTGAGATCTCGACGGGTGGCGTGACCGGCATTCGAGGCGACTACCGGGCTGACGTGGATGCGACGGGGTTCGTCGTTGCATCGGGTCCGTTTACGGCAGACGAGCCTCTGCGCGTGAACGGTGGTCAGCTCGACTCGCTGACAGCGTCGGAACCTGTGGTTGCTTTCGTGGAGCAGCCGGTCAGCCCCGATAATCGACTGGCATTCCAGACAACGTAGTCTGAGCCAGCAAGAATCTGGAAAGGAGAGCTGAAAATGCCAGACGCGACTGCAATCGCTGCAAATGCCAGCACGATTAACGCGCTTTTCGCGGAGTCGATCAACGACCCCAGCGAAATCACGAAGCTGGCAGAAGCTGGTGGAGCGTTTATCCGCCAGAAGCTTCGTGAGCTGAGTTTTCTGCGGAAGATCATCCCTCCGGTGATGGTCACCAAGCAGGACACCCAGCGGAGCACCCAGCACGACGGTCTCACCAAGGTCGTGGACATTGAGCCTGATTCCACGGCTGTGCCGCTGACGTGGCGCGGTGAGCCGGATGCCCGCTACGTGTCGGGGCCTCGTTACGAGATTGGTTTCTTCACGGTCTCCTCGGATCTGTTCGAGAAGACTGAGCAGGAACTGCTCGCCTATGAGTCTCCGATCACGAAGATCATCGAGGAAAACTCGGTGAAGGACATTCAGGAAGTTGAAGACCGCACCTTCTTGGCGCATGCCGACGCTGCCCTGACCTTCAGTGGCAACACGGCGCTGGTGAGTGATCCCACGGTTACCCGGAACGCGCTCACCCAGTTGGTGAAGCTCATCGTGGCCAAGCGTCTGAAGCTCGACCTGATTTTGTTGACTCAGGAAGACTTCGCCGACGTTCTGTCCTTCGATGCCACCGACGTGGGCGACCGCGTGGCGTCCGAGATCACGGTTGATGGTTACAAGTATAACACCCTGCTGGGGTACAAGCTTGTGACCACCATCAAGAACGACATTGTTCTGCCGGGATTCATCTACGGGTTCGCCGCGCCTCAGTTCCTCGGCAACTTCTTCATCCTGAACCAGACGAAGTTCTGGATCAACAAGCGCGCCAATCTGGTCGAGTGGCGTTCTTGGGAAGACATTGCCGTTGGGATCGCCAACGTGAACGGCGTTGCTCGCATCGAACTGAGCTAGTAGCATTCCGCTGCGCGGGCTGAAGTGGGGGGCGGGTTTATATTCCCGCTCCCCACCGACGCCTAGATTGGATGCTCATGCCTCGGCCAAGGATCATGCTGATCGAGAAGTTGGCTCAAGTAGCAGTAATTCCTACGGCAAAAGTGCAAAAGAGTTCTTATGGTGCTGCGCGTGCAGCGAGGCTCGTAGGAGGGAAGCGAAAACCACCACCAGCGATTTTATCGGCTGTCACTTAACCGACTCGGCGAAACCCATGTGGGTGTCGGAAACTTCAGGAGGCGAAGAAAATGGCTACAACGGCAACCCGCCAGCTCGTTCGGCTAACGAATATCTCCAATCAAAATCTTGGATTCAAAAGTCCGCTGAAATTTCTGCTTCGAGGAGAGCAACTGAATTTCGAACCTCGCCTGTGCACGAAGGTCATTTACGATGACCAAGTTGACGCAAACATGCGGCAATGGGAAGCGGACGGACTCCTTAAGATCGAGCCCTTCAAACCGAAGGAGAAGACGGCAAAAGCTGCCACAACAGTCACGAAGAAGGACACGAAGAAGAGTCCTGCGGAAGGTCTAAAGGGCGATCCCCAAAAGCCTGGATTCGAGAATTTGTCCAAGGACGATCCACCGAATCTCGATCTGAACATCACGGATAAGGCCCCGAAGCCGACTGATAAAGCCGACGTAATGGCCGAAAATCCTCCGGCACCCACGGATGGAACCGTGGCCTCCGGATTCGATGGCCAACCCACTACGGCGGATTCCGAGAAAAATGCTTCGGATGCAGACGACGATGACGATGATGTGGTTCCGCCGACCCTTACCGAAGAGATGAATACCCCATTACCCGATCCTGGCGTGATCTATGCTCGTGAAGAACTAGACGGAATGAAAATGAGCGACGTTAGGCGCGTGGTAGAGTCCAAGAAGATCGAAGCGAAGAGCACCCAAAAAGACGTTCTCGCTCAAGCGATCATAGAGCACCAGGAGAGCCAGGGAGCCGAGGATGCCTCCACCTAAAGAAAGAAACGAGCGCCTACTCAAGCAACGCACGGAGGAACTTCGATCTTTTCTTCGGGACGATCCTGTGCTCAATGAATTGCTGGAGGGAAAAGAGAGCACAGATGGTCAAATGAAGCAGGCTATCTTCGACGCTATCGAGGACTGGAATACCACGCAGCCGCCTTTAGGTGTCATTGACATTGCATCCCATCCATCGCCAAGACTGCTGATCCGAGGAGCCGCAATCGAGATCCTCGATTCGGCAGCTATTTATTACGCCAGGAACCAACTCCCGTATTCAGATGGAGGGATCAGCGTAGACGACAAGAACAAGATGCCGCTCTTTCACGCCAAGATTGCCGCTCTGAGCGACGGGCCAAGAGGATACGAAGCCAAGAAGGTCGCTCTCAAAAAGACTCTTAACATCGCCGCCGGTTTCGGATCAGTCCCGTCCGAGTACTCCGGAATCAACACGGATCTAGATCCAGCCGTGAACCGGTAGTGAGTAGAGGTATGGCAAGTGCCGACCACGGAACTGATACAGATCGACAAGGTCAACGTGAGATCGTTCTCCTTGAACTTTCTTACGGTAGACTGGCGCATTAAGCCGACGAATCGGCCCATAAGCGATTTCAGCTTCACCGTACTTCGCAGCCAATCCCAAGAAGACACAGACTTCCGGGTTATTCAGGAAGATATAACGGGTTTTACATTTCACGATCCCAACTCGAGCCAGAAGGCTCGCTGGAGACAGTGGTACTACAAAGTCCGGGCAGTAGAAGTCTCCTCGAAAACTTTCACTGAATCCCCGACTGCCAGCAATCAAGAGAAACCGGACCGCATCGGGCTTTCTATTATCCGCAGGAATGAACTGGCTTTACGAAGGTTCGTCGGGGTGAAGTGCTTCATTCTTCAGGAACGAACTTTCGGGCAGCGATGCAACAACTGCTGGGACAATATCAAGCAGCGCCGGAAACTTTCCAACTGCACCATTTGCTTCGACACGGGATTCCTGGGTGGGTTCTTCGAACCAATCCCGGCACTCGTTAATTTATCCCCGTCGGCCAAACAGGTACAAAAAATGAATTTCGGGGAATTGACGCCGAATCAGACCCCTGCTTGGATGAGCAATTTCCCGGAACTCAAGCCGAGGGATATTCTGATCGAGGAGCACGACGGAAAGCGGTGGCGCGTTTCGAATATGGTGCCGACCAGAAAACGCAGAGCTATCATCCACCAGAATCTCCTGCTGACCGAAATAAATCGGGCAGACGTGGAGTGGAAAATCAACGTTGACGGTTTGGACAGACTACCGCCTTTCGACACACAAGGACAATTCCTCACCCAAAGACATACCTTGGCTGGGGATTTCCCATGATGTTAATTGAGAAATTGGCCCAACCCAGTTATTATAAGCAGGGCAAGAAAATGAAGAAGGCCCGTCGCTGGCTGGATCAGGGCAAGGACAAGGATCACCAGATTGACCCAGATGGCCAGAGTCGGCGGGGGTTCGAGGGCAAGGGCGGCGGCTTCGGGGAGCGCATGGGCGAGAATACAGGCGGGATCACATACGAGCAGCAGGGCGGCGGATACAGGCCAAGAACATGAGGAAGGATGCCTTTTACAATGAAGACGTGGGGGCAAAAGCGGATCAGAGCCGCCATTACTCGATCTTGAGCAACCAGGGGCTTGATCCCGGAGCTGTGCCGCTTCCGACCAGCAGATGGGAATCGAGCACTGCTGCCAGAGTCAAAGAAAAGAAGAAGCGAAAGGGCCTAATGATGGCAAAGAAAGCTTCTCTGCTAAAAGGATTCTCCGAAGAGCTTCAAAAGCTCGGCTTCAATGGCATGGGAGTAGGGGGCGGCGGAATGTTGGGCTTCGGAGGCGGAGGCGGAGGCAGGATGGCGGGCGGAATGGCTGGCCGGATGGGTGCCGCAGGCGGAAGGGCTGGCAGCATGCCTGGTGGTATAGGTTTTCGCAGAGGCGGCGTGGTGACCTCGAAGAACAAGAAAAGTCTCGGGCCTCGTATTCGAATCGTGAGCTCCAAATCCAAGAAGAGGTACTAAAATGCAACTGATCGAAAAAGTGGCTGCTGATGGTCTCGCGATGGCTCGCCATGCGGCTCGGCACTACGCCAAGAAGGGCCAGGCAGGAAAGGCCAGGTCGATCCTTCAACGTGTATCCCAGGCTTCCGGCAAGCAGGTGAAAATGCGGGGAGGCGGCATGGTCTACGGCAAAGGTGGGTCTACTAGATGATTATGATCGAAAAGATAGCCGCGCGCGGTAAGGCAAAACGCTTGCTCGAGATATTGAGACGCGCCAGGAAGGGACTAAAGGAGTTTGCCGAAACTCCCCTTGGTGAAGTTGCGCCAGCAGCCGCCATTACTGCCGCTGGAACAATCGCTGGCGGAGCCCTTGGGTATCATAAGGGTCGCTTGCGGGAGCGCATGGAAAAGAAGAAGACAAAAATGAAAAAGGGCGGCATGGTCTACAAATGATGCTGATCGAGAAACTGGCAGCGCGCACAATTCACGTGAACGACTTCCTGGCCCACAATCCGGGCCGGGATGCGATGGGTCAATATGGTGCAGGCGGCGTGGTAAAAGGCCCCGTGAATGCTCTTCTGGGCGAGAATGGACCTGAAGTGGTCGTACCGCTCAAGAAGAAGTTCATGAACAAGAAGGTCAAAGATGTTGTGGCCTACTATCACAAGCGGCAGTCTCGAATGAGCAAATTGGCTGCAGTTGTCCGGCTGAAAAAAGTGCAGGACAAGCGGATCAAGGCCATCGGGAAAAAGAAAACCTCGTATGGCGGGTATGACGAAAACCCACGAGACGGGAGTATGTTTCCAAATAGCTCGCTCGGGAACAAGCAGATAGACTCTGAGGCTGTGGGATACGGAAGCATGATGGGAAGCCTCCATTCAGGTGGCGAATTTATAAGCTCGTCAGTCAGAGGTGGAAGCACGCCAAGTTTGAGGTGAATCATGATCTTGATTGAAAAACTAGCCCAGGAACTATCAGCCAGAGACAAGGCCAGGCGCGCTGCTGTGAGCATCCTCACGCGCGGAGTCGAGGGTCTGTTTGTCGGCGAGGTTTTGGGAAGAAGTCGCCAGGCCGCTTTGCTTGGAGCCGCCTTAGGATCTGTAACTGGAGCATTGGACGAGTTCTTCCGTCGTAGGGCAGAAGACAATCGTAAGAAGACCCAGGACCAGTGGGCGGCATCCCCCAAACAGCCCAATGATCAATCACCCGTTCCATTTGAATATGCGGCAACCAGAAAAAGAAGGAGGTGATCCAGTGTCTGAACGAACAATGGACGTTCGCGAGTACCGGCAAGTCTGTGAGAAAAACCACGGGAAGAAGTCGATCCAGAATGAGAGTCTGCTCCGCAGTATCGACCGGGCTACTGGAGGGCGGAAGTTGACAAAAAGGGAATTCGATCAGGTCCACGCGAAGATCAAAATTGCGCAGCAAGTGAAGAAGGAACAATAGTGGACTATGCTCAGAATTGTCGATCTCAATCGCAATGATGGGCAGCCACTGGAATTCACGGAGGCATCGTTCGTCAAGGAAGCTGTGGTAACCTCAATTAAAGAGGTGCTCTACAGCGGAATATTCAAACATCCGACTGGAACGCTTGCAAATAGCATCCAGGCATTTGTGAGCGGCCAGTCGATTTACATAATTTCGGAGCTTCCGTATGCGGATGCTCAAGACAAGGGAGTCACGCCACATATCATGTGGTATCTCTATGGAAAGGTGGTCCCTATAAGGACTTACCGATTCGGACAGAGCCAGGTGATATTCAGAAAGGCGACTTTGCAGAGTTTTCTACGAGGAGGGTGGAGGCATCCGGGAATTTCCCCGAAAGAGTTCATGAGACAGGGAATAGACCGTGCAATGATTGGCTTTGCCAATTATAATTACACGGTCAGGATGCCGTGAGAGACAAAATGGGCAGAACGGAAATCCTTCGAGGATTCAGCGAGGAGTCGCAAAAACTTGCTGTTCCTGCCCTTGTGGCTGGTATTCCAGCCGCTGCGGCATTGGCGGCAGGTGCTGCCGGGTACGGGGCTTACAAGCTCCGTCAGCGTGAGAGGCTGAAGCGGAAGGCCCTCAAGAAGAAGTACACCGGGACTCTGCAGCCGGGGGCGGGCATGATTGTCCCGCCGCATATGTACTAGGAGAGGATGTGCGACTCATCGAGAAAGTGGCCAGGATTGGAACTTTGGTGAAAAGCCCGACGCTCGCGAAGAGTTTGGCTGTGACGACTAAAGCAATCACTGGCAAAAAGGTGGTGGTTGGTAAAGTTGCACCGAAGATCAAGCCGGAAATCGGCGCGACTACGCCCTCGAGGATGAGGTAGAAAATGGACAATCCACTCATGGGCTTGCTCGAGAAATGCGGCATCTACGGCCCGCTGCACACTCCGCCGAACCCTCCCCAGCAGGGAAAGGTTCAGCCGGTGGGGTCCATCGAGCAGCCGTTCCAGCTCCATGGCGAGCAGAAGCCATCGGATCTGACGGGCGCAAACGTCGGCCCGCCAAGGACCAAGACGGGCCCGGCTCGCGAAACGAACATGTGGGGTGACGGCGACAAGCTACCGGCAATTCCTGGTGGAATTATCGGCGGCAAGGTCGGTCCTCGTCCCTCGAAGAAAATCCAGGAAGCCATGTACAGGGGATTCAAAGAAGAATTCCATGGCCTCAGCAAGAAGAAGAAATAGGAGAAGTCATGGCTCTCGTTGACACAAATTCGGCCAGCGCAGAAAACCTGGCCGAAAACACGATTGCGGCGGGACTTACAGCGAATCTAAATTGTGTTCGATGACGGCCTATAATATAATCATCGCAGCCTTTACGGATGAACTCCGTAAATTGGCGAAGCGAAAAAAGAAGATGCCTCTGATGAGGCGAGAAACAAAGGACGATCTTGGGAAGAAAAAGTACGCTCCAGGATCGCATTTCTCGGTGGAAAACGACCCTGCGGACATTGCCCGTCCATATGAGCGTGACGGAGCGAATGCGCAGCACATGAGTTCTGAGGCAGAAAACAGCGAAAATGGCAGGCTCTACGACGCAAGCCACAATCTGTAACGCTCTCGTCCTCGGCTTGGCCTCTGGCATGGCCGAGATCGGCGGCATGGAGAAGACCGCCGACTGGGAGGATGCGGTCAAGGGTCTGATGATTGGTGGCCTCCTCGGGGGCGGAGCAGGCGTTGCTGGGGCAAAGGGATTGGCGATGTTGATCGAGAGGAACAAGCATGTGGCAGCCCTCATGGGCGCTGCGCTTGGCGCTTCTCTCGGTATTGCTGGTGGAGCCCTGATGAAGAAGACTCCGCCACAGTTGGTCCAGCACGGGATCTATCAGGGCGTTCCCGTAGGCACTCCTTATGGGCACGTTCTCTGATGTTCTACCCGAGCTATGTCAAAGACGTG